AAAGAATTAAGTATCTGACCATGAAGGTCAGCGACACGGCTGGACTATACGCTGCAAGAATAACAACAACGTTTGAGAGATCGTTCATGGCGTTCCACAGGATGATGATTCGCCTTGCCGGAGCTCCGGCAAGAATCTTTACCATGCAAAACTTTGACAAACTTATTACAAGATTTGCTGAGTCAATGGTCAAGGGCTTTACCCCAAAGACCGCCCCTATGGCCGGGTTCCTTGCTGGCGGCACCAAGAAGGCTCCTACAGAGCTTTTCGCGGGGCTAAAAGACGCTATTGCCAGAAAAGTAATACCAAATACCCTTGTAGGTGCACCAGGGCCAACATTTACAGACAAGATATTTGCTGGGGCAGACAAGCTTGCAAAGGTTTCTGAGCGCTTTGCGGAGATGATGGTCAGGGGCTTTGCTCCAAAGACTGTCCCAATAGAGAAGTTCCTTGCCGGAGGAACTGTCCGTGCGCCTAAGGAATTGTTTACTGGCTTGAAGGACGCAATTGCAAGAATTGTAATTCCAGATAAATTTACACAGCCAATAAGTATTTTCCAGCGAGCGGTAATGTTCTTTAAGAGCGCAACGGCAAACTTTGGCGGTTTCATCAAGGGAATGGGCTCCTCCGTGTCTGGTGCTGGATCAAACCTTCTTAGCAAGTTCGGCACCACGGTTGTTGGCGGTGGCGGAGCAATGCTTGCTGCCATTCGCGCATCTAAGGGAATGGCAGTTGCGTCCTCATCGATTAAGGCGGTTGGAACAGGAATCATGGGCGCAGTTAACAAGATTGGAAAATTCAATCTTCTTCTAACTGCTCTCCTTGCGGGAAATACAATTAGAGAGAGAATTGGCGCAGAAGGAGATAAGAACGCCGGGGCAATTGTTGGGCAGGAGCTCACCGGAGCCGCTGGGGCACTTATTGGTGGTAAAGTCATTGGTGGCGCAATTGCGGGGAGGCTGGGAACAGCAGTTGGCGCTCTCGGCGGCCCAATCGGAATGATTGCTGGAACAATCATTGGTCAGATGCTTGGGTCAGTTCTGGGCGGACTTGTATTCCCTGGTCAAGAAGTAACTCCAGCCGATCAGGAAAAAACTGCAAAAGAGGCAGCCGTCGCAGAGTACATGAAGGACCAGGTAATGAGCGCCCAGGAGTTCACGCAGCTCCTTACAGACTTTAACTTTACCCCAATAGAGCTTCTTGACATGAGCAAGGACTATTATGGATCTGTTGACAGCGTGTTCGAACGAATCAAAAATGGTGTTTCAACGCTTGTCCCATCCCTCCAGGAATCTCTTGGAAATATGTTGCAAGGTCTTGGAACAAAGGCAACAGAAAAAGTAGACGGCACAAGCTATATGGACTTTGCAACGCAGGCTCTTGAAAAGGTAAGAGCCGCAATGACTCAATACTACCTCAACCTTGGCAAGAGCCCGGCAGAGGCAATGATTATTGCGCAAAACGAACTGGCTATGGCCCTTGCTGATTTTGGTCAGGTAAAGACGCTTGACGAAGCAAACTCCCTGTTGCAGCAGCTCGCCTCAAGCTGGCAGGTCAATATCATGGGAATCAAGGGATTCAACCTGTTTATTGGCGGCGCAAATACTGGCCTTGAGAAACTTCAAACAAACTTGGAAAAGATTAGATCTGAGTTCCAAAAGCTTTCTTCCAGACTACAGTCAAGAATTAACGCCGTATTTGAGCAGCAGATGGAGAAGGCACTTGAAAAAGCCAAGGACGCGTTCCTTGCGACTCAAATGGTCATGGTTGATGGCGCTGAAACAAACATCCTTGCACTGCGCGAGGAAATTGAGGCAACAGAGAAACGAAACAAGTTGCTTGCCATCGAGAAGAAGCTTCGAGATGCCGCCAGAAGCGTCGAAATGGCAAAGCTTGCTCAATACGATGCCTCTATGGACCCACTTGAGGCTGCCGCAAGAATGCGGGAAGCGCAAGATGCGCAGACCGAAGCCGTTAAGGAAGCAGCTCTGGAAAGAAAGAAGATCGCTTTGGAAGAGGCAATGGCAAGCGACCCGGTCGTTGCAGGCCTACAGAACGTTGACGAAAGATTTGAAGCTGCAAGAATAAAGTTCCAGGAGGGAATGGAAGACATTCTTGATCTTGTTGAGCAGGGGAAACTCACTGGTGCACAGGCTGCCGCAAAAATTAAGGAACTGTATACCACAACACTAGGGGAAGTTGGCGTCCTTGATGCAAACCTTGACGTTGACGCAAAAAACTTTGGCGACTCGTTCCTTGGAACATGGGAAACAATTCTTAAGAAGTTTGAGAATATTGTCACAAAACTAAAGAAGGCCATTGCTGCTGTAAACGGATATACTCCACCAGGAAGCGATCCAGGCACCCCAACTAATCCAAACTCTTCAACAACCGGCCTGCCAAATAGCGACAGCGTTTATGGCGGTAGAGCCTATGATAACTGGAGAGGATTTGGTATTCCTTGGGATGCAAAAGTAATTAGAGACGCAATTATTGCACGAGTAAATCTAATGGTTGCGGCACTCAGGGGTGAAAGCCAGAAGAATATGGCCGGTCTAATTTACACCGATCAAGACAGACAAATGGGATATGGTGTTGCCCTGAGCAAGGCAATTACCTCATTCACCACACCAAGCGGATCAATGAATAAAAAGATAGAAGCGGCAAAAAACGATAAGAATGGCAACGAAATTCTTAGCAGTGCATTGACGACATACATTAAGCCACTATTTAAGTATATGGATTCTCAAAGCGGAAGAATGTACGATTTGAAGTTCCCGCTACAGGGCATGGCCAGCGGTGGTGAGGTTATGGGCGTTGGTGGAACATTCCAGGTTGGCGAAACTGGCAGGGAGACCCTACAGGTTGTCCCCGGTGGCGTCGCAAGAATCTTCCCACGAAGAATACGACCAATCAGCCAGATCGGCATGGCTGGTGGCAATGGCGGCGGGGTTAATGCAAGTGTTATAATCAACAACCCAACGGTCAGAAGCGATCAGGACATCCGAAAGCTGGCTGATGCCGTTGGGAAGGCGCAATCGTCGCTTTTGAGGTCCGCGGGCATCGGGAGAATATAAATGGCTGATGTACGGGTATACATAAAGCTTAAATATGAAGGAATGACTGCGGCCTTCTATGACGTCAGCAGAAGAGTTAATTACGAGAGCCTGAATTGGGAAAGCAACAGCGAGGGTACTAGTGCCAACGCGACAATTGACCTTTGGACCATCCTTCCTAAGTCATCAACCGCAGTTCAAGGCTATGCTGGTGCAACAGAGGCCGACAAGATCAATGCGGCGATAGCGGACGAATCGTTTGTTATTGAGATTCCCAGCAAGACAGAGGTACGGATTCTTGACGTCGCAACAAACCCTGATACCGTGTTGTTTGCTGGATATGTCACGCGAGTTTCAACAAGAAAAGATGGCGGGGCAATCACCCAGGAGGTTGAATGCGCGGACAACACCGCGCTACTGGAAGAGCTAATTATTGCCGATTTCTATGGGGCGAGAGACTCCAGAGATATTGACATTATTAACGGTGGAAGCGGTGCGTCCACAAGCGCGGCATCCCTCCCATCAATCGTAGGACAGGTCGATGGGTTGCAAATATCTTCCGAGGCCGTTGGTGGAAGCCTTACTGACGGGGTCTACAGCGTAAGAATTCAAGCAAGGAGCACGACGCTTCTGGGAAGAGACGCTGCCGCTCCGCAGTATTCGCAAGTCACCTCTGCTATCAGCATAACCCTAAGTGCCGGAACGACAACCCAAAGGCTAAAGGTAAAGTGGAAGAATGCTTCTCTTGCAGACCAGCATAGGGTTTACGTAATAAAAAACGCCGGCACTGAATACCTTGGTAAAACAACAAAGGCTCTACTTTCTGCAATTGACATCACTGCCGCAAATAGAGCGTCTAATATTGTCACGATCACAACGGCATCCTCGCACGGGCTTTCTGCGGGAGATCCAATTGTTGTTACAATCCCACAAACAGCAGGATTCTCCGTTGCTCTTGACGACTACGTTATAGCAACTGCAACAACAACCAATACGATCTCGTATGCAAGCGTTGGTGGTGACGGTTCTGCAACTATTACCAACGCAAAACTAACGTCTGGATCGGCTGGTTATGTTTCCAGTCTCGTAACGGCCGAGTCACCAACCGCCCTGACATCTTCTTCTCCGCGTGGGTGGGTCGACGGAGAGTTTTATGTTGTTGCCGGAAGCACCTACAGGCTTGGCGTTGGGGACGACAACATTCGTGGGTGGCAATACCCAATATCTATTTTTGACGCGTTGTTTGACAAGAGCCTGATTACAGCCGGAACCCTTGACGTAAAAACATATGTCAATGCCGTAGACACCCAGTATCGCTTTAGCCCATATCTCCCAGAAAGTGACACCGCTAATTACGAGCAGTATGGCGGAAGAAGCGTCCGAAATGTCCTGGACTATATCTCTCAAAAAACTGGTGGCGAGTTCTGGGTGGACAAGGGAACAATTGACGGATCTGGAAATTACAAGGCCTACCTGCACTACGGAGCAAAGACGCCAAAGGAACTTGTGGTCAACGGCATATACGATGGCAACATTGACGGATGGACGACTGCAAGTGGTTTTGCCATTGGCTCCGCAACCAGCGGGCCATACGGGGCTGGCTATAGCGTTTCATCAAGCGCTAGCAACACTAAAATAGAAACAGCAACTTCTAGCCGCGTTTCGACGGTTTCCGGGAGAAAATACTTTTTCTCCGTAAGAGGAAAGGTTAGCACGCATCAGAACAGGTGGGGCGCATATATTGTCTGGTACAATTCTGGCGGAACGGAGCTTTCTACTACGCACATTGGCAACCTCCCCGGCTCCCCTGTCGGAACTTGGCACAGGGTATGGAAGACAGCGACGGCGCCATCAACCGCTGCCTACTTTGGGCTAAGGGGGCAGTGCACGGGATCGCAGAGCGGCTCTGCTTCATTCACCGACTGGAGCGCTATACAGATCACTGGGAGCATGGGCTACGGTGACGTAGAGGACTCTGTCACGCATGCTGTCCCCGTTTATGAGATGGAAGTTCCAAGCAGCCCTGTTGAGTCTGGAAACTCAGCAAATAGGCTGCATCTTTACGCGGTATTCCGCACACGAGACGAAGACGGCAACAAGGTTGCGCTAACCGACGAAAGTGGAAATCCAGTTCAGTATGTTGATTATGACTTTGTCCCCGGCATCTGGGCAACAAACGGAAAGATCATTGAGACCGCAACCACAAACGACAAGGTAGAGACACTTGCCGACGCTCAGCTCGCTGCGAAGGGGTTCTGGAAAGAGAACGGCCTGCCAATTGAGTCGTATGAGTTTGATATCCGACCAAGAGACGCATATGATTCCGTTTACCCAGTACCGAACGTTGGCGACATTATCCCATTTATCTGGGACACCATGAACGTTGCAAAGCCGCTGATCGTCAAGTCTGTCAAGGCAAAGATGCTTGGTATGGACATTGTTTACAGCATCACCGTAGGCGGGGATATTAGGCTGCAAAGAAACTCATTTATCCTTGTAAGTGAGCGGCTTAGGGAGCTTGATAAAGTCAATCCTGTTCCGCCTACCCCCTCTGCGCCGACGGAAATCAGTGCTATAGCCAGCATTAAGTCTGCAACAGTCAGCTGGAACTTTGATGAAGACATTGAAAGAAACAAGAATCTTTCATCGTTTGAGGTCCAGCGACAGGACGGTATATTCAAGGCAATCACAAACGTAGCAAGGGCACTTACTACCGTAACAATTACAACCTCTGGCGCGCATGGAATAGTAAACGGCGACAAGGTCAGGGTTGAGATGAAGGAATCTATTTACAATCAGGCAACAAAAAAGATCCAGGGCGAATGGATAGTAACTGGAACTACAACCACAACATTCACCTACACGTCGGTTGAGAGCGGGCTTATTACCTCTGTCGCGGCAACTGGGTGGGCAATTTACAACTTCACAGAATTTAGGGCAATACAGAATACAAAGTCTACGTATATAAACGACAATGGCCTGTCTTCACTAGTGCAGTACAGATATCAAGTAAGGGCAATGTCTACTGACGATACTGCTGGAAACTGGACAGACGAAAGCGACCCCGTAACCCCCGGCGAGGTTGTTGCCGACTCTGTTGCCGACGGATCTATTACTGCCGCAAAGCTTGTTGCCTCCCTTAAGGCAATAGAAATCGTTTCAGCCGCAGCCCTACCGACACTGCCAAGCAGCTCTTATACAGCAGGAACAATTGTCTACCACCTCGGCGGAACTCCCCCTGGCCTCAGGAGGGTCTCTGTTGCGGGCACGGCGTGGGAAAATGCCGTTGGCGCTGGTGACATTGTCGCGAATAGCATTACTGCTGGCCTTATCTCTACGGCGGGAATCGACGCTGGGGTTATAAAATCTGGGCAGTTGACCATTGACAGCCGCTTTGGACTTGGCGTTTTGAAGGATGTTTCGTATAAGCAAAAAACCACAACTGTTGCAACGCTCACGACAACAGCAGCGCATGGTTTTGTTTCCGGGAATACGGTAACAGTATCTGGGGTGGGCTCTCCGTTTGATGGAACATTCAGCGTGCTGGCAAGCCCTGCGCCAACAACATTCACGTTTTCCTATACGACTGCTACGGGTGCGGTTAATCTAACAGAAGTCAACCCGCGCGGAGCAGCACTTGTAAAAACTAATGATTTTGCGATCAGGACTACAACTGATAACTTTACTGTTGACTACCTGGGAAACGTAGTGGCCAAGTCAATCACGCTACAGGGCGCAAATACTGGCTCCTACACTGGCGCTGGAGTACTAGGATCTGTTGTTCTCAAGGCTCAATCCGGACAGTCTGGTGCGGCAATTATTGCGCAGACATCAGCGGGCGCGCTTGGTGCCAACCTTGCAATCCAGGCTGGATCTACCACCGCCGGCGGCGTTTACTTCTACAGCTCAAGCGGGACAGACGAGGGCCTTATTGTTGCCGGTGGAATTGCTGTTAGCAGCAACTTCGCTTATGTATATGACGCAGTAAACAACCCTACGTATGGACCACCAGCTGATGGCGAGCTTGTATTTGCATATGCCGGCGGAATTACCCCAAGGTATGCTGGCGGAGGAAACCTTTATCAAAGCGCCACCAACGTTCTGCGAACCAGCGGGGGTTTTTCTGTTGGCAGCACCCTTGCGGTTGGGTCAACTGCGACTTTTACTGGAGTAGTTGATATCAACAACACAACAGACTCCTCATCAACCGCCGGCTCCGGCGCCCTTTATGTTGCTGGCGGTATGTATGTTGCTAAGAAAACTTTCCAAATTGGCAATTTTTATGCTAACTACATAGATGTTGGAACATCAACAACTGACGATAGCGTACTTATGACCTTGCCATGGAGTTCCGGCTCATCTAATACCTATTCCCTTCGGGCTGTTCAGACGCAGGGCATCGTGACGACAAACGAAGCTGGATCAACCGGCGGTTCGTATGGAAATCAACTTACGGCAAGAAGTGTGTATAAGTTTATCTCGCAGAGGGCATACAAAGAAGAGATTGAGGACCTCTTAGACACTGAGGATATTCTTGATGCGCAACCCGTATCTTACTATCCAAAGGGTTCTCGTGAAACACTTGGAGACAAAGCGCAAATAGAATACGGTTTTGTTGTTGAAGATTTTGCCCCACTCAACAAACTGACGTCTAAATACACCGTTCGAGACCAGGATGGGGTCCCAATGACTGTTCAGTATGAGCTGCTCGCTGTACCAATCATTTCCGCAATGCGCTCCCTTAGGTCTAGGATTGCTGCGCTTGAGGCCAAAATCGTAGAACTAGAAGGCTAGTTTAGACTATCTATATAGCTTATAATGACCTGGCCCCAACTATGGGCTAAGTTAGGAGTAGGCTATGAAGTATAGGGTTAAGTCTCAGCTCGACCACGAGGAAAAGGGCGGAATTCTGGACGACTGCGGTCCATCCTCAGTCGCCGCAATGGTTTCTTGGGTTAATAAGTATGCTCCTGGTGGCGACTTTAGCGCCGCTGACGGCATCGCGGCAAAGACTAAAGCTACAGGCAAGATTGACAAGCAGGGCGTTTCTGACAACGGCTCTACGCTCGGTGATTTGATCCTCACGGCACGCCAGCTTGGCGCCAATGCCCGCTGGGCAAAGGACTGGAACGATGTTATTGCCAGCGCCAAGGCTGGCGCAGCCCTCGGCGTGTGGGTTGAGCAGCCATTTGGATACCCAAAGGACCTTGAGGTCTCTGAGTGGCACGAGAGATGGAAGCGCTGGTGGTGGGTTAAGCAGAAGCAGCCAAATCGCACCTACGGACACATGACCTCAGCGGTCTACGACCCAGAGGACGGCTGGCAGTGGATTTGCCCAACTCGATCCGGTAAAGGCAATGAGCAATATGGCGTAAAGATTGATGAGAAGATTCTCCTCACTCTTGCTGATTCCAAGCGGCTTTCGAAGCAGCACGTTGCCCCAGCATTCAAGCACATCATCATCGTTGAGGCAAAGAAGGGGACCGCACAGCCCGCCCCAGCGCCCGTACCGGCGGCCCCGGTAAAGCCAGCCCCGTGCCCAGCGTGCGGCGGCACCGGCGTCAAGAAGTAAGCAGGAGAGTATCATGGGACTCTGGACAAAGATTAAGTGGGTTTTGGACAATACTGGCGTTGACGAGGCTCTCCTTGAGGCCGTTCGCGTGGGTCTTGCCACCGGTATTGCAGTTATGCTTGCAACCGGCGCTCCAATTCTCGATATGACAGCACAGGATTTCCGGACTGTAGCCTCCGGCGCCATCGCCGCGACGCTTCAGGTAATCGTTCGCGCCCTCAACCCAGAGGACACGAAGTTTGGCGTAGGCAAGGCGAAGGCCGTAAAGGCCGAGGAGAAGGCCGCCCTTGCGGACACCTCCCACATCGCTGGGTCTGCTATTGACACCGATGGAGACGGGATTCCCGACCAGCTCGCTGGCAGCCTTGCCGGAGAGACCTGGGACGAGGAAGAGTCCGTCAAGTAATGTGCTATAGTGGCACTGCGGCAGTTAGCCGTAAGTCATATAGTAGGAGAGAATCTAAGAATGGCAGACAAGAAGAAGGTAGCTCCAAAGCCAGCACCAGCCAAGAAGGCAGGCAAGCCGGCAGTAAAGCCGGTAGCCAAGAAGAGCCCCGCGAAAAAGAGTGCGGCTCCTAAGAAGAAGAGCCTCCTAGGCCGCCTTCTCGGCAAGTAACAGCGAGGGGTCCCGAACCCCTCCTTCCAGGAAGCCCCGGTGACGCCCCACCGGGGCTTCCTCTTTTCCGTACACATCTGTGTGCACATGTGGAAAAGTATTCGTATACCTGTTATGCTGTTTTAGTAGGCGAATGTCCTACCACCAAGGAAGGAGAGCATATGTCCGTAGAGAACATTTTGGAAGAGATTCGTGGCACATCCACGAAGAAGGGTCCACAGTGCAGCGTCAGGGCAATCTTGACCTCTATTGATGGCGAAAAGAGGGACGCAATGGCTGCTGCCCTTGAAGACCTTTCTATTGACTCTAGCGCCATCTCTCGGTGGCTTTTAAAGAATGGCCATGACGCCAAGCCGCATACGCTTGCTCGTCATCGCCGGAAAGAGTGCAGGTGCGCATAGTGGGAAACCCATTAGACGAAATCAAGGCAATCCAGACGGAAATGCAGGCTGAGCGCCGGCCAAAGCGCCAGCACCCAGAGGGCTGGGAGCCTGGGGTGTCTTGGAACGGCAATGAGGGAACCATTACCACGACGGGAATGCCCGCAGAGAACGCGCCAGACTGGGCAACCGTTCTTAGGGTTTGGGGTCTTGACCCAGAGCATTTTGACGTCGTAGAGCCAGTCCTGTTTAACGTTTGGGGCGACACGCTTGGCGTGCTTAACCGGCAGTGGAAGGGCAAGGTTGTGCGCAAGGCGGCCTCTATGGGGTCGGACGTTCAGGAAATTATTGACGAGATTAAGAAGCATCGTTTTGTTCGACCTGAGGTTACTGAAAATGGCACGGCAATGGTTGTCGCCATCTCAGACCTTCAGTTGGGCAAGGGCGAGAATGGCGGCAGCGCCAAGATTGTTGAGCGCTTCCTTGCTGGGATCAACGAGGTTGAGAGCCGCTGGAAAGAGCTTCGCAAGGCTGGCAGGCCGCTATCTAAGCTTGTGGTTGTTGGCCTTGGGGACATCATTGAGTCCTGCGACGGTCACTACGACATGCAGGCATTCCAGACAGACCTTGACCGCCGAGAGCAGGTAACCGTCGCTCGCCGACTCATTACCAAGGCGCTCACGCAGTGGTCTAAGTTTGCGCCAGAAATGCTGGTTGCCTGTATTCCTGGAAATCACGGTGAAAACCGAAAGGGTGGTAAGGCGTTTACTACCTTTGGCGACAACGACGACGTTGCCGTATTTGAGCAGGTTGCGGAGATTCTTGCCGCAAACGAAGAGGCGTATGGGCACGTTAAGTTTGTGATCCCGAAGAACGACTTAACCGTGACCATTGATGTCTACGGGACGATCGTTGCCCTTGCTCACGGTCATCAGGCCCGACGTGGCGGAGGAAATGCCATTGGCAAGATTGAGAACTGGTGGGCTCGACAGGCGCTGGGAATGGCCCCAGTATCTGACGCCACGCTGCTTCTCACGGGGCACTACCATCACCTTGCCCTTGCTCAGCATGGCGCAAGGACACACATTCAGGCCCCGTCGCTTGACGGCGGCTCCCAGTGGTACAGGGAGGTAGCGGGAGTCGACGCCCCATCAGGTATCTTGACTCTAGCGGTCAACGAAAACGGCTGGGACGACTTGAAAGTCATGCCGTGCAGAATTGATTAGCGATCGATTCTTTCTGCCCTGAGTAGTAGGTGATGTCGGATGGCCTCGAAGTCTACCGCGATAACGCGGAACTCGAGGCCATCAGTTTCTAGGCGATCATTAAGTTCCGGCTTATCTCTTCCCTCCAGGTATGGAGTCCAGAAGCGGTATATTTGACGAGCTGTCATACCAGTCTGGGTGGCGTAGTCCCTGCTTCCGTCCTGCCTCAGGGATTGATAGTGGCATTTCTTCACCCAGATAATTTCATCAGTTGTAATCGGAGTTCCGTCAGCGGCCTGGCTTGACATCCCTTTACGCCTAAGGGTGACAGTTGCCATCGCCCCTGGGATCATCTTAGGGACACCGATACGTACTGGTCAAGGATGGCGGCTGCCGTAGGCGGAATTGAGAGCGCAGAATATCTTCCCCCAACAACTTGCGGCAGACGCTCCATGGTTGTGTCGCCAACGGTCAGGCGAGTCAGGAGGCCCATTCCGCTCTGGTAGAGGGAATCCCTGGCCGCAAGGTCCATGGCGATAAGGGCTGTTGCGTCTTTGATCTCGTGTGGTGGCACCTTGTATCCGTGTGTATACGAAATCTTTGCTACTGGGTTAATAAGGCCTAATGCAACAATTGCCGGAAACAAAGAATACGTAACGTTGGCAAGGCTTGTGACCTCGACATAGTTTTGGGTGTTGTTGATGTATAGGTCTGTATTGCTAAAAGTTGCTCGCTGCGTATTGCTTACAAAAACTTCAAGCGATTCAACGTTAATAATTGGTGAGTTATATGGAAATACCCGCCTTGTTTCCTGATTCCAAACGTGTTGCTCAGTGGCAGAGAGATGCTGGAATGAAAACCCACAGTAGGCATCGACCATTGATGAGGCAACTGATATCAGTCGCTCAAGTCGGTTGTCTGTTGATTCGGTTCCGTCAGGAAGGCTAAGCGCGCCAAGCTCATATTCTCTGAACTCAGAAACTGTTACATATCCAAGTTCCTTGCCCTGGAATGCCGCTGCCCAGGAGCTTGCGGCAGATGTTGAGGAGTTAAATAGTCGATAGGTATACCAGTAGTTAACTGGGTACCCTGAGTCGGTGTAGTTGTAAACACCAACCTTTGAGTCAAGCGCAATGACCGACCCTAGGTTAGCAAAGGTCCCATTCTGAGCGCTGGCGTACTCCTCCGTCGAAGCCCTGCCAATTTGAATATGGGTGTAGGACGACGCTGAGGCTGCTGGATTGTCGATGTTTACGGTGACTCTTATCATTTGTCCATCCTAAAGCAATGGGGCCCGCATGGCACCTAATAAGTGTCCTGCGAGCCCCACCGCAAACTACGGAGTTAATTACTCGGCTTTGCCGAAAACCTTCTCCAGCTCAGCCTTCTGGGCGTCGGTAAGCTCCTTCTTGGCTGGGGCAATCGCTGGCTCCACCTCTACGGTGCACCCCTGCGCTACCACATCAAGAAGATACTTTGCCTTTACGCTCCCCACCCCAAGGTGGAACCGGACGACGGTGCCGTCGCCAAGTACCAAGGATGAAAGGCCGCTGTGATTGCGAATCTTAACAATCTGGTCGTCGGCAACAGCAACCTTTGCAGCCGCAACGGCCTTCTTGGCTACTGCTGCGGAGTCCACCGCAGGAGCTTCCTTCTTATCATCAAACATTTTTGCTCCTAACGCTTCTGGGACCCCGGATCACTCCGGGGTCCCTTCAGCAAATTGCTTAGATTACGCGGTTACGCGAATCTTGGCCTGGAACTGAGGAGCCTTGTTCGCAAAGCCCTGCATCACATACATGATGTAGAGTCGCGTCAGGGCGCCGTTCACGCCAATCGGGATCTCGAGCGTCGTGATCGAGTCCGAACCAAGGTAAGGCATCGACCAGCCGGACTCATCTACCACGTACATATCGCGATAGTTCGTTCCTGAGATCGCATAGCCGCCGATGGCGTCTCCTGGGACCGCAAGAATTGGAAGCGAACCAGCCGCCGTGACGACCGAGCCAAAGGTTGCGCCAGCGAGCTGGTCAGCCTGTGCAGGGGCGTTGTAGCGAACAAGGTTCGTGAGCTCATTTACAAGACCAGCGTAGTCCGTTGGCGTGCAAACGATTGCCGATGGGTTTCCACCGTTGTCAAGAACGCCAGCGACGGCAGTGTTGATCGTCGAAAGGTACGAAGCCGTACCCTTGCCAACGATACCATTGCCGGCAGCGGCGGCCGTGCCAAGGAGCTTGCGGAGGCCGTCGAACGAGTTGGCATCATAGGCGCCAAGCTCGGTCGTTGCGCCCGCACCCGTGGTAACGGTTGCGTTGCCCTGGAAAAGGGTCTTCTGAAGCTTGTGCGCAATGGCGGTGACGCCGCTGCCAAGCTCCTGCGAAAGGCCATTGAACGGCGAGCCGCCCTGACCAAGCGCGAACTGATTCTTCAGCGTGATACCACGGCGGGTAGCAAGCACAGCGACGTTGGTCGTCTGGCGAGCGTAGGTCGCGGTGTCATCCGTCACGGTGCCGGTCTCCGTCTGGAAGACGGCGTCGCCGTAGGCGGTCTGCTGGTTGAACGCGTGCACGAGGCCGTTTGCGGGCTCCTTGCGAAGTCGCTCAAACAGTGGGAACTTCTTTACGAAAAGGCTGTAAAGAATAGGCTCGAGGTCCTGGCGGATGAGCGCCGTACCGGCCGAGCTATCAAGGGCCTTAGCGATTGCTGGGTTCGACATAGCAAGCTGGTTAAGCACTGCCGAATCGGCCTGCTTGCCAACCTGGGCCGAAGCCTGAACATCGAGCATCTCATTGAGCTCGGTGGCCGACATCTTCGAGAACTTCTTGCGAAGTTCGCGCTGAACGGCATAGGCCTCTGCTGGGTCAAACGCACTCTTCTTCTCGACGTCGATCTCGCGACCAACGTGGCCGTCGTTCAACGAGGCAAGGCCTCGCTCGACGTCCTGGAGCTTCTCACGAATCTCACTCATAATCTATTAATCCTTCTGCGCCTCAAGGACGCGCTGTACATATGGGCTCAACCACGGAGCGGTCTCCGCGGCCTTTACCTGAATTCCTTGCGGAACGTCAACAGACTTTCGCCCAACCCCAAGAGCGCTGATGCGCTCAATGAGATCGAGAGCCTTCGACAGATCCTCTTCGACCTTGGCCTTTGACTCAGCAAGTTCGGTCACCTTTGCCGCAAGGGCAGCGACCTCCTCGTGAGCAGCATTGGCTGCATCGAGAGCGGACTTTGCGATTGACTTGACCTCCTCAAGAGGGGCCACGTCAGCCTCGACAACCTCCGCTGCCGGGGCCTCCTCAACGGGGGCCTCAACAACAACTTCCGCCTCGGCCGCTTCCGGCTGTACGGATGATTCATCGCCGTCGACGGACTTCTCCTCTTCGACGAGCTTGGCGCCAAGCGCCTCAAGTGCAGCAACGGCTGGGTCCTTGGCAGGCTCTTCGGCCTCCTCTGGCTCCCCAACCGGAGCGTCTTCCTCGCCGTCTGGGGTGGCAGAGGCCTTAACCTCTTCCTTCTCCGACGGGGCGACCTCATCCTCTGAGACCGCAGGAGCCGCTACTGGCTGCTTGTCTTCATTGTCCGTGCTGACCGTAACGGTCACACGGGTCTTCTTCTCAAGTTCGCTGTCCATACTATTCTCCACGCTACTTTCTTCTTGCTCCGGAGCATCGCCCGGCATTTCCGGCTTTTCGTTATCCATTGACTCATCTTCCTCGGGGGCAAGCGAAGCGCGAAGCTGCCATGACCACTTCTGGTGCATGTCTTGCCGCTCTGCCAAAAGATTGGCAATACCCTGCTGATTTGCATCAGTGGCGGCCTTAAAGGCGACCATGATGTGCTCCAGCAGCGCCTCATTTGCGGCGTAGAGAGCCTCTGCAAGGCTTTCTGCGTCGTAGTCATCGGCAAGAGCGCCATTGCTGGTCATTCTTGCCAAATCCTTGAGTTCAAATGGGGCAGAAGAATTAAGTTTTCTAAGGCTTTCTGCAATTGGGTCAAGCGACTCATGAACGTCTTCGTAAATTTCTCCAAATAGTTCATGATATTGAGCAAACTCTTCACCAACTACATTCCAGTGGGCGCCATGCGCTTTTAGATAGAATGCCGTAGTTTCAGCAAGAAGGTTGTACAAAGCGCCAATTAGCGGCGACTTTTCCGCCGATGGCTGTCCCTCAATCTCAACAGCTTTCCAAGCATTGAGAATGTCTTCTACTGACTTTTTTGGCTTCTTGAGGCGAGATTGATATGAATCGATAATTGATCGCGCGCGATCCAGAACTTCAGCCGGGGCATCTGTCTGGGGAAGTCTTGAGGCGGCGGCGCGAATGCCGGCATCAACGGCAACAAGCTTTCCATTTGAGACGTCCGCAAAAGGCAATTTATAAGATCCCTTTAGATTTGGATTGGCACTATCGTGAATGAGGAATCCCTTTGAAACCGCGGAAAGGTTGTCTCCGGCGAGGGCCCACATGCGGCTTTCTGCCGCCGCTCCATCCCACGAATCGCGTCGAAGAATTGGAAGACTTGAAGATCCTCCGGCGACCCACTTTGAGGCAGCTTTATTGCTTTCGGCAAGTTCACCTTCAAGAAGATCAAGATCAACGCCGGCAGACTTAATGCTCTTAATGGCATTGTGAAGATATGAGCGCTGGTTGGCGGGAATGCCAACGACGCTTGCCTCAAGGAGTCTGACCTTTTCAATCACAATTGACTCAGGCTGATCCCCCTGCGCAGCCTTTCGGCTGGCCTTCTCAACTCTGGCGCCAATAGACAGTCCCAGCTTGACGCCGCGCTTGATTGCGCGATAAGCACGAAGGGCTTCTGGGTTTTCGTCTTCGTTTACGACACGGATATTGACGTCAAGGTCATAAACTTCCTGATTGGTCTCCGAGTCCCATCGCTTTACAATCTCGGCATCAGTGGCCGAGCCAAAAAGGTCCTCTGGAACGTTGTAATTATGATTCAAGAATACAGTCATATTCTGGCGAGCGGTGTCCGCCATTGACTTAAGCGCCCCGAGGGACATCTCATCACCGTGGAGGTCCCTGATTGATGAAGATGTGGTTCCGGCGACAAACTTCTCGCCGCTCTCGTTTTCGTATGCCTTCAAGGCATTTGTATAAATCTTGAAGTCCAAGTTCATTTCCTCCGGCTACTATGCTTCAAAGGCGCACGGGGCGCTGCCGCCATCAACCTGATAGACGGCTGTGTCAGTAGATAGTCCCGTATGATCACCCGTAGATAATCCATCAACAAGGCTCTTTTCGCAAGGATATTCATTCCTACACATGCTGCTAATATACATGATTTTTGCACAGATTGTTAGGAAAAGTGTATACTGACAGGCATGTGTGAGAGAGGGGCAGTCAACTGCCATTTGTGCCGGGAATTGAACGCGTCGGAGACCGCCCTTATTGACATCGTACTCACTATGAGGCGCCTGCAAAAGACCCTTTCTCCCATCATGAAGCGCTATGAGGAGATCCACCGCGCCCACCCAAGATGTGCTCTATGTACCATTATGATTGGCCCAGAGCACCTAGAGACCAAGCTAGTCCCAGAGCCTATGGTCCCCAGGGCTAAGGGCCAGAAGCGCTACTCGGTCTGTCCAAACTGCTACGACGTCCTTAAGTCAGTCAAGAGAAGCGTTCCCCAGCAGATTAAGTATTCTCGTCATGTTGAGGAAGAATTGGTTAGGCTGGACGAAGATGATAAAATTGAGTATGATGGCTTCTGGAAAAAGTTCCGAGACCAGAATATTGTAGACACCGACGCCATTCTTGGGCTTAGCGGGGAGGGCCCTGAAGCTAACCCCGAAGAAGGGGACGAGGAATAAATTGGAATTTAGCGAAAGTGTTGAGATTCATTTTGAGGACGGAAGATACGTCGTGCCAAAATGGTGGGCTCGATTGCCTTCTTTTCGTGGCATTGGGATGGTCGATGGGATTAGAATGGTACCGTTCAAGTATACAGAGGCCAGAGCAATTGTAAACAAAGACTTGGATCAAACTGCGATAACTAGCGCAATCAGGTCCTGGAGAACGAGAAAGCCGAAGGAGCAAAATCCGTGGTAATGATGCCGTGGGAGCGACTAAAGCGCTCCGAAACTACGTCAGAAGCGCAGGCAACCGTTGATGCGATTAAGGACGCAATCCTTATCCCCAACTACGACTCGCAGCCATATGCCCGAGGCGCTGGGCAAAGTACCGTGCAGAAGCGATCGGTCAACATGCTTCGCAAGTGGTCGCGCAACAATCCATGGATTCGTGCTGCCATCAACCTGCGCCGGCAGCAGATTAGCCGCGCCCGCTGGGACATTGTGACCATTGATGGCGAAAGTCAGGCAAACGTAGAAATCGTTCACAAGATTAAACATCTTTTGCGAGACCCAAACACTCGGATGGATTCATGGAGATCATTTATTGAGCCCATTGTTGAAGACATCTTGGTTCTTGACCAAGGCGCAATTGAAAAGGAATTGACCGTTGGCGCAAGGGCTGGTCGCGCAGTGGACCCAATTAAGAATCTTTGGCCAAAAGATGCTTCAAGAATAGCATTTGATCCAAATTGGGATGGAAGCAATCTCAAAAAGCCTAGATATTTTGAATACGATGATACGGGCAAGGTAATTGCAGAATACAAGAACGAAGAAATGGTGGTCATTGTTGCCAACAAAGTTACCTATTCCCCACTTGGGCTTTCTCCCCTAGAGGTTCTTGCTGAAACTATTGAGGCAGACCTGCGCGCTGCAAAGTACAACAACAACATTGTGGAACAGGCAACGCCACCAGGCATCATTGATCTTGGCGAGGGCGTGCGTCCAGATCAGGTTGATGCATTTAAGACTTATTGGGAGGGCGAGATTGCAGGGAAGAGCCAGACCGCAATCACCGGCGGCGGCAAAGGGGTCAAGTGGATTCCAATGGCCCAGTCCAACAGGGACATGCAGTTTATGGAATGGCAGATCTATCTTGCCCGAAAGATCTGTGCAGTATTTGGCGTTCAGCCACAAGACATTGGTTTGAACTTTGACGTCAACAAGAGCACGTCTGAGTATGGGGCGGCATTCACTGCCGACAACGGTATCGCACCGCTATGCGAGCTAATCGCGGATTATATTACCCGCGAGATCGTCTGGTTGTATGACAGAAACCTTAGATTTGTTTACACCGACGTCGGCAGGGAATCCGCAGCGGCCGTTTCCGACTACTATAAGGCGGCACTTGCTGGACTCCCTTGGCTTCGACTAAACGATGCACTCAAGGAGCGCGGGCAGGACGCTGTCGGCGATCTTGGAAATGAGATCTGGATGCCAAGCCCGCTTGGCTATATGCCGCTTAGATTTTACGAGCTTTATTTGAAGGGAAAAGTTGGCGATCCCGATATGCCGCCACCGCCGACGGTTCCTGACGCCCCGGAGGGAGCAGTCGATACGTCTCCCGGTGCTGGCGGCACCAAGCCAAGCCCCAAGCCGCCACAGGGCAAGGATCAGCTTGAGTCAAAGCCAAATCCAGATATGAACCCAAGGCAGCAAGAGAACAAGAAGCAGATTGTGGTTATCGAGCCAGATAGCATTCTTTCTGATGAATGCCCGTCTGAGGTAATTGACGCAATTGATGATTACGTTGCGCAGGGCGCGGAAATCATTGCAATTTCTCGATCAAAGGCAGACAAGGAAGAGATTCGCGCTGAACTTGAGGAGTGCGGAATTAATGTTGTTGATGTTCTCTGCAACACATTCCCAGACGATACTGTCTTGCAATTCAAGCGATATGAGTCGCAAAAGATTAGCAGGCTTGGTGCAGAGGTTATCGCCTACTACGACGGCGACCAACAAATTGCCGATGCCTATAAATCTTCGCATCCGCTTGCTAAGGATCTTGCAGTGTTTGATGCCGAGAAGGCGGATGGGATCAATCTAAATGTTCCCGATGGCGTAAAGGCAGAGGCAAAGAAGGGCCTTGATTGGCGTCGGGAGTTTGGCAGGGGCGGCATTGGCCCTGGTCAGCAGACCGCAAGAATGCTGATCGGCAACAAGATGACCATTGCACGAGTAAGAAAGATGCGCTCGTACCTTGCTCGGCACGAAGTCGACAAGCGCGGTGAAGGCTGGGCTCCTGGCCAGAAGGGATTCCCTTCAGCCGGAAGAATCGCGTGGGCTCTCTGGGGTGGAGATTCGGGCAAGGCGTGGTCAAACAAGGTCATGCGTTCGGTTGAAGCCAAAGAGAGAAACGGCTAGCGCTTTATGGCAGATAAATACTTTCACGTGCAGCCTTGCTTTTGCCTCCCCTGTAAGGTGCTAAAGCAGGACAAGGGAGAGCGACTTCCGCTCAGAGCAGAAACAGCAGCGCCAGAGAAAAAGCCTAAGAAGGCACGTGGCGCAAAGAAGTCCTAATGGCGCACAAAGATCCCGTCACGCCGGAGCTGAGGAAGGCCATCTTGGATCGAGATCGAGGATGCGTTGGCCCAAGGGTTGGAATGCACGATCAATGTGGCAGCCAATTTGGGTCGGGAGGTCAAGTTGTTTTAGAGCTCGACCACGTATTTAATTCTGGCATGGGGAAGCGGGGGCCATCGGAAATGTGGAATCTGGTCACCCTCTGTGGCTGGCATCATAAGATTAAAACCGAATCGTCAAGAAAGTGGCGTGAGGTTTTGTATGAGTATTTGGAGACGTTTCAATATGACAGAGAACAATATCTACCGTAACCAACCTTGCTCGAGCAAGATCTGCCCCTCAAAGCAGGCCAGCCTTGTGTCGCGGGGGCTTGGCCCAATGGTTAAGCGGGGAAATCAAAAATACCACCTGTGCTGCCTTCCTGAGCGCGGCTTGACAAAGGGTGATACAATCAAGTAAGGTGATACCGAAAAGGAGGGAGCATGGCAGATAAGGGAATCTGGTGGCGATCTTGCTACGCGTGCGGCGGAAAGCTTTTTGAGCTATCTGCTGGTCCATTGTTTTGCTCAAACGAGCATTGCAAGCGTGGCGGAAGAATAATGTCGTTTGAAGAAACGACAGATAAGCAGGGGCAGGCGCAATCGGTGTGCATCTTAGATGACTGCCTGATGCATAGAAAGGGAAGGTACGCAGATGACGGAAGCGGAGATGGCGGATCTTGGGAGATCCCGGTTCGACCTTCAACTGAAAAGGGTTCTAGAAGGCGATCAGGGAGAAAGACCAAAGGTGGTTCTGGGGTTTGAGGCAGCAAACGCAGCGGCCGCGATGGAACAGGGCCTCTCTTACGAGGATCGGGCGGCGTATCATTTAGGAATTAATTATGCACTTGAGGCGTGGCTGGTGTATGATCTCAGCCAGAAGGATTGAGTTACATGAAGCAGACGGGTCCTAATTTTGCAGAGCAGCGACTAATTCAGCGGAAGAAAACCGCGCAGGTTTGGCGACTGCTTGAGGAGACCGGCATTAAGCGCAGGTTTCTTGCGCGACACCTTGGGGTGTCGTATGGTTATCTCAACCAGGTTCAGTATGGGCAGGCCCCAATCAGTGGGCCAATGCGAAAGCGCATCGCTGAGTTTCTTGGTGTAGACGAAAAGAAACTGTTCGAAGATCTCGATCAGTTCATTAGCAATAAGGAGAGCTAGTATGGCATTCGACAAGAGCGCACTCAAGGATTACGTAGATGTTGCAGAGCGCATCCGTGCGTGGTACGAAGCGTACCCAAACGCACGTATTGAAACAAATATTATTGAGCACACCGAAAAGCGTGTGGTGATTGAGGCAAAAGCATATCGTGGCGAAACCCCCGAGGACAAGCCGGCTGGCGTTGGCCACAGCGCCATGCAGATTCCAGGAGCAACGCCATATACTCGTGGTTCCGAGATTGAGAACTGCGAGACATCGGCTGTTGGTCGCGCGCTGGTGATGGCGGGCCTCCCATCAAAGCGCATCGCCTCAGACGACGAGATCAAGTCAAAGGGCGGAACGTCCAAGACTCTGGCAAAGGCAGCGGCAGAGATTTTTGATGATGCCGTTTTGCCACCGCACGTTCAGAAGTATGTTGACGAGTTTGACGCCGCTACAACGGTTGAGCAGCTCAATGCAATTGGCCAGAAGATCAACAATTCTTCGGCAGACGGCGTTGAGATTGACGATCTCTCTCGCCAGTACCTTGTGAATAAGTTCAAGACACGCCGAGCGGAGATTGCTGGATGATTCCAGAGAGGCACCCAGAGCACGTTAGCGTAAGCGAGTTACGCGAGTTTCTTTCCTGTCCTCTTAGGTGGTGGTACAAATACCGCCTGGGTATGTGGACGGAAAAAACAACGCCATACTTTGCTCTGGGCACCTCTGTCCACGCTGGTCTTCAGAAGTGGTACGAGCCAATTACTGGCGGCAAGCAGCATGGCGACCTTACGAAGGTCTTTGATTACTACCGAAAGACTTGGGCACTTGAATCGTCAAAGGTTGACTGGACTGGAGAGAAAGATCGAGACCTTCTGAGTGAAGGTTTTAACGGCGAGGAGATGCTTCGCGCCGCGATCTATGCCGGCGACGATTGGGAGGCGAAGGCCGTTGAGCATGCGATGTTCTCGGAGATTAAGCACTCAAAACTTGGCAAACTACCAATTAAACTGAAGACGCAAGTTGACATGCTTACCAAGGGTCTTGACGTTGTGGAGCACAAGACCGCTCAGCGAAAATGGGAGGCCGAACGAGAGCACGGAGACATTCAGGCGACCGCTTATGCGCTTGCCGTCCGTGAGAACTATTCCCACGACCCGACGGTTACCTTTAACATCATTAGCAATTCCGCAAAGGGTCCGAATGTTGATCGAAGAATGACGACAAGAACGCAGAGCGAAATTGATAAGTTGTACATTGGCGCTCGGGCATTTGTTGACGCAATCGAAAAGGGTGCGATCTATCCAAACCCAACAGCGTTTGCCCACGCGACGTGCGAGTTCAAATCGCTGTGCAATGATTGGGAGAGCCACCCGCAGAAACTTCCAGATACGCGAAAGAAACTTTATGATAAGGTTCCGACCCTAAAGAAAGATCTCTGGCCAGATCACGACTGGTAACGCGCAAATTAAGGAGGGGAGAATGTACGACTGGGCGATGAAGTGCGCCACTTGTGGCGAAATCAATACTGCCGAGTTTTTCCAGGGCGATGACAACGTTTGTATTGATTGCCAGGTGGAAATCATTTCGGATGCGCCGAAATTTGACCAGCTTTCCTTTGCCCTTGATGACGAGGGTAGTAAGTGAAGCAGCAGATTATTCCGATCGAGGAGATGGTCGAAGTGCGCGTTTATTGGCGCTGCTACAGTGATCTTCCGCGGCACGCGAAGCTGTGGAGGCTTCCCGACAATAATGCGCGCTGGGCATGGATTACGTTGCTCTGCGCGGCATCCGAGACTAACGGCGTCTTTGAGTCTGATCAGCACGTTGAGGCACTTATTGGAACACAGAACGCCAAGTATCTTCCGCACTTCCGCCGAGTCGGCCTGCTTGACGGGCTCGTTGTTCATGACTGGGATGAGTGGCAGGAGCCATCAGACGGGTTAACCGAGGCTCGTGAGCGCCTTGCTGAGGCGGGAAGGTCGAGACTTGATCGACTTGGCCTAAGGGATAATCATGAAACGCCAATAACGCGCAGTCTTAAGGAGTGGCTTGGCTACGTTGTCGCTGGGCCAAACACGCAGGGCAGGCTTGGGGAGTTTTTTGGCGCAATGCTTGGCGTTGTCCCGCAGCGAAATGACTACAGCAGGATTGCGAAGTTGATGAAAGATTTTCCTGGCGGCATTCCTGCGCTTATGGCTGCCGTTTGCGACGCCGCCCTCCGTGACCTCAAGGGCGACCCGATCTCGTATTTGACAGCGGTTGGGCAGAAGCGTAAGATGGCTGCTCCTCGGCAAACGAGCAGTACGCGCGATGCGCATTTGGAGGGATAATGCAAGAGACGATCTATATGGGAGACATTGAGAATCGCGTCAAGCCACCAACGGACATCCACGCCGCACTACTGAAGGCTGGAATTCCGCAGCGGTATCTTGATAGTTCGTTTAAGAAGTTTAACGTGCAGAAAGAGTCTAAGACCGCGTTTGAGGCGGCAGCAGATTGGGCTCGGTCACCGATCACGGATCGTGGCCTGCTGTTCGTGGGCCCTCCGGGAACGGGTAAGACCCACCTTGCAGTCTCAGCCGTGCGAGAAAAAATCACAGAGGGGATCTCGGGAATCAAGTTTATCAACGTGCCACTGTTTTTAGATAGAATTCGCATGTCGATGAAGTATACTGATTCGGAAGTGATCACTCTGTTTGAGCACTGTCTCGAGAAGGCTCCAGTCGTCGTTCTTGATGATCTTGGGAAAGAGAAAGCAACAGACTGGGCAGCCGAGCGGCTGTATGTGATGGTGGAGAGCCGATATAGTGCGTGCCGTGCGACGATTGCCACGACGAATCGTGGGCTTGACGAACTCGACGCCCTTGGATATGGGGCTCTCGTCTCCCGCCTACAGCAAACCTGTCGCGCTGTCAAAGTGGGAGGGGAAGACCAGCGTATCCGACTTGGAAGGCTGGACCAGCCCGCTTGAGATTTACCTACCGGGGCGGCCGCCGTCTTGGAATCGCGCATATCGAGTGGCGAACAGAATTATCTACATGACACGAGAGGCAAAAGCGTGGAAGGAGGAAGTGACAAAGAGGACAGAGGCTGCTATACTCAGCAGACCGGATTTTATTCCGGTGGATAAGAAGCGAATTGTCATTGACATTTGGGCGCATCTCAATCGCCCGATGGACGCAGATAATTTGCTGAAGCTCACGCTCGATGCGGTCGCGACGGGGCTTCATGTGAACGATCGCTGGTTCATACCACGTGTGTGGGAACTAGAGTTTGGGAATAAGGATGAGCACATTGTCCTTGTTCTCAGTCAGGAGTTATAAATGGCTAAGGAGAGACTAGAGATCACGGGGCGACTTGGCGCGAAGCCAGAGTTGCGCGCAACCAAGAACGGCAAGCAGGTAAGTTCATTCAGCGTTGCCGTAAAGAACAAGCGCGGCGGCGAAGAGACCACCAACTGGTACGACGTTTCCGTATGGGAGAAGCAGGCAGAGCTTGCGGTCCGACTGCTCGACAAGGGTGACCTTGTGTGCGTTGCTGGATCGCCAAGCGTGAAGACCTTCACCACCCGCAATGGTGAGCAGAAGGCTTCGATCCAGATCACCGCGCAGACGTTTGATTTGCTCGCAAAGGGCAAGGGCGCTGGCGGGAGCACGGCCGCAGCCGCGGAGGAGCCAGACTTCTCCGACATCCCATTCTAATCGTGGACCTCGGTACGTTCCTGAGTTACGTGGGCGCAGTTGTAGTTGGATCAACGCTCACGCTGGCTTTGTGGACAATCTGGTTCAGGATCGTTAATCGATAGCAGTTCACTTCTCTTTATGAGACCCGTACCCAAGAGTTGCCTAGTGGCTCTTGGGTACGGGAACTAGTGAACCTGCGCGCGAGGCTCAAGATGAAACAGAATCGCATGGTTATCGCCATCAAAGACGATCTTGTCCAGATACTCCCGTTTTCTGCATTGTATTCAGATCACACGGGAAAAATTTTTTGCGGGAAAATTGAGGTAGCGGCTAGTGATGCTGTACACCACATACGCTTGCTACCCAACCGCCGCTACCAGCAACTCCGTTTGACAAAGTTCATCCCCATGTATTACCCTCAGTTGTACAAGGCTTGGGTATTGGATGCCTGGCATGTAAGTAGCCCGATGAGCGAGAACTCCATCGGAAAAATAAGGAGAGCAAAGTGAGAGAAGGTCTCGACGAGATTGTGGACGCCAGAATGGAGACCACGGTCTACAAGCCTGTAATTGAACAGATTGAAGGCGTGATCTACGCAGACGGCTGGGAGGATTGCCTGGTCGGCCATGGAAACATCTTCCACGGCAGCGATGGCCCAAAGGTTGTCGCCATCTATGACCGAACCAAGATGGTTGAGCGTCTTGGCAAGGATTTTGAAGACACCTGCGAGGCCAACAACGGCGCCCTACATGAGGATTGCGACCATATCGGCGAGGCAGATGAGTACATCTCCTACAACGTCGAAGGTGCGTTCTTTAAGACAGGAATGCCAGTCTACGCGTCTTTTCAGGCCCCAACAATCAACGTGGAGGAGATGTAATGGCAAAGAAAAAGACTGAAGCCACAGAGACGATTGAAGTCCGTATGTACGACGAAGAAGTCGGGGATTTCTACATGCGCTCCGTGCCAAAAGTGCCAGTCAGTGCTTGCGTCCTTTGCGGATGCGCAGGATGCCTCAGTGATAAGTGCTGTGAGCATCTTGAGTATTGGGGTTCGGAGCATGGTCAGCCAGCGCGCTATCAGGTGCGCACGCTTGCCGAGCGAATCGAACGACTCGAGGGGCTCATTACCAAGCTGGAGCGCAATCGTACCGACGCGGTTGCAGCGATTACCGCTGTGGTCTCGCAGTACGAAAAATCGAGTTACCAGCCGCAAGAGGTCTCGGTCCTCAGGACGCTCAAGGCAGCACTCAGCGAGGATGTTGTGGCGACCGGGCGAACGTTCTGCCATAAGGACGAGCACTTGTGCTCTGCGTGCAGTTGCCAGAAGTGCAGCGCTCGAATCTATCAGGCGTTGAAGAACAAGCACAATTGGGATTCGTTTACGCCAGTTCCGGAATGCTGTGGTCACAAAGACTACACGCCGGATGAGTTGCCGTTTTAGGCAGAAGGAATGAAGATCATGACAAAGCGAACCGTTACAGTTGACACGTCGTGGATTGGCGGGGCTAAGGGGAAGGCTCTTGGCTTTGTCCTTGGGCTTATCGTTGTGGCGCTCATTGCGTTCAGTGTCGGTCACGACGGCGGATACAAGGAAGGTCTTACCAAGGGACTTGAGGATGGCAATAAGGCAGGATTTGATCGCGGGGATCGAGCTGGATTTGAGAATGGCTACTGGAGCGGACGAGAAGATGGTTGCCTCTGGGTGATTGATTCTTCAGGTAAGCAGTACGTCATTGGTTCTGGCAATCCGTTCACCACGTGGTACTACCTGATGGACCTTGGGTCAATCTATATCACGCGATCTAATTGCAGCACTGATGGACACGGCAATGCTCCATACGAGCCATCGACCTATGTTCCAAGCACAACGGATACCAACTAATGTTGGCCATTGTGCAGGACCTTGTCATTGTTGTGGGCGGAGGAGTTTTGCTTTTGAGCGGAATTCTTGAACATAATCTCATCCACATGTCGATTGGCGGCGCGGTGGAGATCTTCGGTCTCCTCGCGCTGTTCTTCGATGTCACTAGGGGGAAGTGAGCATGCAATACAGCGATCTGACAGTTCAGGATATCAATCGCAAGGTCGAGCTCCTCAATCGCCTTTCTGGTTTTCCAGACGGATTTAAGGGGTACACCACGCCAGGTTTTTTCCGCACGCTGAGTGATTACGGTGGCATGAAACTTGTCAGGGTAATCAACTACGCCGGCGGGGTCCGCGCGGTGATTCAGGGTTATCAGCATCCAGACGTTCTCCTCACCAAGTTAGACGGCTTCATTGCCGGATGGCATGAGGGGAAGATGACGCTGGAAGAGTACAAGAATATCGCCGACGATTACGAGAAGCGTGGTAATCTCGTCTCGGCACCGTCAGGGGACGAGGCTGCTGAACGGAAGTTCCTTCAGCCGCTCAATCCAGATCCAATTGCGGCGCTGGCGAAAACACTTAGAGGAGGGAAGAGATGATTAGCGAAGTAGAGTGCAATTGCGCGTGTGTTGGTTGCTCTGAGGGCAACTGCTGCGACCATAAGGCGTGGGTGCAGGGTTTTTCTGATTACCAGCGCGGTGCAGCGGTGACCGCTCGCGGAGAGGTGTACCTCACCCCAGAGTACGGCCGTATCGCCATCGCAGCCATGGGGCTCGCAGGAGAATCTGGCGAGTTGATTGACCACCTCAAAAAGGTCATCGGTCACGGTCACGCCGTAGACAAGGACTATCTGACCAAGGAGCTTGGTGATATACTCTGGTACGTGGCGGAGATTGCCACCGTGTCTGGGATAGACCTTGGCGATGTCGCAGTTGCCAACGAGAAGAAACTACGACTTCGCTACCCGCAGGGGTTCTCTGTGGACCGAAGCGTTAACAGGAGAGACTAATGCCTGAACTGAACGCCAATATTCCGTCAATTGAGTGCTACGTTCGTGGCAACTATTTGCGCGATCAGGAAGACAGCCACGACAAATACTTCCCAGTTGTCGTCTTCGGCGTCGCTTCTATTGCCGGAAGAAGCCCACTCTTTCACTTTATGATGGAAGACGGTGGGATCTGGTGGAGGGCCCCGCTTAGTGCCTTCTGCGCAAAGCCAGGCGTTCCAGAAGTGGACATCCACGATCTTGTGCTGTGGAATTCATTTTCACACAACATCAGCGTGACAAAGTTTTACGCGCTGGATGGCATGCGCGTCTCGTACATTGATCGCCACAAGAACAACATTGGCGGAAAGTATCTGTTCACGCTGGACTGGAGCGCGCCGGACTACAACACGCTGGATGTCGGGTATAGCCAGAACCCAGGGCAGCACAAGTGCGGTCACATGATCCTGCGCGACGATGGTAACTTTGCCATTCAGCCAAACAACCGCATTCATCTTTATGACCCATCGTTCTCTACGAAGCCGAACGAAAACCTGATTCAGCGTAAGGTCAATACCCGCAAGTGGGATGTCGAGGATGCGGCAAAGTGGATCACGTCCGACGACGATCTCTACAACTACGGCGTGGTAAGCAACCCGCTTAATTTTACGGCGCAAGACCTTGAGCCGTTCTTCCTGACCAAGAAAGGACCGAACGATGCCGAAGCCAAATAAGTACGCTCCGAACGCAAGGCCAGAACAGAAGCCAATCTCTTTGTATGTCGGTGGCCCAATTGCTCATGATATGCACCCCCGCAATACGATGGGGCTGATGACGCTCCAGCGCGAGTGCGGAAAAGCTGGCATCCCGTTTAAGTGGAAGATTGTCCACGGCTCTTCGGTCTTGCCAGATGCGAGAAACATTGTGTGCTCGCAGTTTCTTGAATCAGACGCTACGCACCTCTTTATGGTGGACGCAGACATTGAGTTCCAGGGCGTTGATGTCTTGCGCGCAATTGTGACGGGTAAGGACATTGTTGGTCTGCCGTGCGCAAAGAGACAGCCACACTTTGACCTTGCGGCGGAAGTGCTTCGAAAGTACCCAGAAATTCCAGGAGAGAACCTGCCTGCTTATCTTGGCGGAATGAACTTCCTTCCGTTGAATGAAGAAACGCAGCCAGAGCAGGACATGACGCTAAAAGTTACACACATTGGAACAGGCGCAATGATTATTAGCAGAAAGGCGCTGGAAACATTTATTGCCGCCTACCCAGACCGATGGTATAGAAACACGATCACCGGTCAGGACCTTAAGGAATTCTTTAGATTTTGGAATAATCCTGAGACAAAAGAGCAGTGGGGTGAGGACTACGGATTCTGCATCGATATGCGGAACGCAGGTGTAGACGTTCACGTGCTTATTGACGCAAAAACGATTCATTACGGATCATTTGGCTTTGAGGCGGACTTCTCTAAGCTCGCCGTGCATTACATTAAGGATGTGGATGTGGAGGTGGAAAATGGTTGAGCAGAATAAAGAACTTGGGGTTATTGCCAGCGAGATTAGCAGCAACCTACGGAAGTTGATCTCTTCACTTCCAAGTGGTGAGCGCCTGTCGTCGATTGAATACAATCACGATCAGGCCGAGTGGATTGCGGCATCATCCCGATGGAACGAAGAAGAGATGTCCCCGCCGTCCATGCTGAATTACCTCCGACCAGAGGGTGAGCCACTTGCCCCAAGCGGCGCATGGGTAACGGTTGGTAGGGCAACGGGCGCAAGCATCGGCGAAGCAATCAAGAACCTTGTTGAGGACCGCGCAAAGTGAGCCCGCGCTGGATGGACTACGCCACCCTCTCGCACGAAGAGGCAGAGGCAGAGATCAACCAATCCGGCTATTTGCTCGCAGCCATTCACCACGCCTTCGTAGACGGGGACTGGATGGCAGTCTCCTACGACAAGAAGGGGCGCAGAATTACCGCAAAGGGCAGAAACCCGCAAGAAGCCGTCTGTAAGCTTGCGTGGGAGCTCCGGGTGCGGCTAGATGGTAAAGAGGGCTCTACGGGCCGCAAATAGGCCTTTCTGTGGGGTTTGGAAGGCGCTTGGGGGCTGATTATCGAACCGCCAACCCCACTGCTGTGAAAAATCCGCCGGTGTCCCTAGCGCAGGGGCCAGGGGGGGCCTCGAGGGCGCACGAGAGGGGTTAGACCCGACCCTCCGGGTCTATCAGTCGACCAGATACAGACTGCGTGCGCGTGGCATTCTCTCCTCAGCGGCGAGACACTCTCGCCCATAGACGCATCGGACGCGATGCGAGAAGGAGTCAATCATGACGGATCGAGTAGACGCAATCGGAGCCACGCTCCTCGCAATCTTCGCGGCAACGGTTGCCGCTATGATCTTCGGCAGCGTGCCGTTCAGCGTGCTGAACGATCACGCGTTCGCCTACGCGGTGATGTCGCTCACGATGGGCGTCATCGCAGCGGTAGCGTTCTTCGCTCTCATGGAGTTCGTTGTTGTTCCTGTTGTCGATAGGATCTACTGGGCGCGGCGAGCAGCACGCCAAGAGCGCGAGCGCATTGAGCGCGCTTATCGCTCGTGGTCAGTCACGCGCAATCAGCGCTAGTCGGATTCACCCGCTGTACCGCGGACGCGCGGTGCGGCGGGTGGTTCGTTCGCGCCCACCTGTGGCCGCGTTCGATCTCACACACACATAATATAAGTAAGTAACTAAGTAATCTGACTAACCTAACAGGTTCGAGACAGCGCTCCGCGCTTATCGAGGCCACCTAATGACTGACCGCTATCGTGGCATTCTCTCGGTGCGGCAGTTGCCGTATAGTTTATTGGAGGGTGTATGTTCGAGTATGGTGAACCAGTCGTATCCGCAACCTACCGCAACGACGCGGTCGCAACGGTCACGATGACCTATCCGTCATTGGAGGGCAAGCTTCCAATGTGGTACACGCTTGATTTGACAATCGGCGATCTACCGCGTCTCGTTTGGGGCTACGGCGAATGGAAGGCGGGTAGCGTCAGCGATACGCCGCGCGTCTACTCACTGCTCAAGAATATTGGCGTGTGGACGGATGTGCCAGCGTTCATCCGCAGGGATGTTCTCAACGACTACGCGTCATTGGTCGGCGTGACCATTCGCGGCAGCGTCCTGTAGCGCACGCAACCCCCATCGTCCAGACCATCGGGTCTGGGCGGTGGGTGGTTCGTTGGCCGCCCCCCGATGGGCACAGTTCGATATCGAGACTCCATAATATAAGTAACAGCCTAACTAAGTTCGAAGCGGCGCTCCGCGCCTAACAACACCACCTAAACGAATCTGCTGCTCGTGGCACTCTCTTGGTGCGGGGCAACAGCACCGCAATAGTATGGAGGGAATCAAATGGCGTCAACGGCATGGAATCGCAAGAGTGCTGATTGGTATCAGCACAAGGCTACTGAGATCGTTGATATTGCGATGGACCTCACGAATCCATCGGCAGACCTGGCGTTGGGTCTAGCCCACAAATGCGCAACGGCGTGGAGCCTCTCACCGCTCAATCGTGAGAAGTTCATGATGCTCGTATACGCAACGTTCAAGAACGCAATCAAGAAGTAGATCGACCAATAGGTCGGCAACAGAATCCACTCGCGGGTCGCAGTCGATGCGGCTCGCGGGTGGTTCGTTCGCCACCACACACAGGCCAGAGTTCTATCTCGAAGCTATGTAATATAAGTAAGTGGGTAACTAAGTTCGACGCGGCGCTCCGCGCCTAACATGCCCACCTAAACAACACTCTGGCGTGTGGCACTCTCTGGTCAGCGGCGGACGCGCCGCGTAATCGTATAGTAGTAGGAGGTAGTATGGTAGACGCAACCGTCAAGCACTACAACCCTATCGAGTGGGTTGTCTGGTTCGTAGAGGATAGGTCGCTATCTGATACGGAGAATAGCATCGAGTTCACGGAGCTTCAGGATCGTGTGAATGATCGGATCACCGCCGCAATCACGGCGCTCCGTCATTCCAATCCAAACGGCTGGCTCGATAGCCTGGATCAGGGTGGCATGCGCATCATTAACGATGCGCTCGCGCCGATCCAATGCCGCACGAATCGTCAGGACGATTCTGGCGCGTGGATCATTGAACGAGTAGACGCGTAAAACATCCCCCACTCATCGCGGACGCGCGGTGGGTGGGGGGTTAGTTCGTCGCACCCCGTTCTGTGGCCAAGTTCTAACTCGAGATCCCATAATATAACTAACAGCCTAACTAAGTTCGAGTCAGCGCTCCGCGCTTAACGAGCACACCTAAATGAATCTGCTGCTCGTGGCATTCTCTTCTTGCGAGCGATGGCACCCGTATAGCAGCGGTGCTCGCAGAAAGGTAGGTGTTCACGATGTCTAAGAATGACAATCTTGCCGTCGCGATCAAGCGCCGAGACAATGCTCTCGCGTTGCTTGTAAGCGCGAAGGCGGATGTTGTTGCTGCGACGCGTCGTATCGCCGAGAGCGGTGGTTCCTATTTGGGGAATCGCCCTTCGTCGCATCCGAGCGTTCAGACAGCACAACGCGTCCTCTGGAACGTTGAAGAGCAGTACGCCAAAGCGGCGGCTGATCTGGCAACGATCCAGAAGGCGTAGCGTCCGTCTGGATTCTCCGAACCGCTCGTCGCTGCTAGGCGAGCGGTTCCCCTTCTCCCCTCACCGAGCAAGCGCGGTGGGGGGAGAGGTCTATCGGGCCTCTCTCACTACGTTCGATCCCGACAGTCCATAATATAACTAACTAAGTAACTAAGTTCGAGTCAGCGCTCCGCGCTTAACGAGCCAACCTAAATGAATCTGCCGTCCGTGGGAATATTCATTTGCGACGGGAGAGACGTCGCCCATGTGGTTAAAGCAAATAGGAGGCTCTATGACGGATACCGAAAAGAAGGCAGCTCCGGTCACGTTGCTGCCATTTGTTGTCGTGGTCGCACGACTCGTTGAATTCTACATCCCTGTAGCAGCGGCTACAGCGGCTGATGCGAGTGATATCGCTCAGCAGATGGTCATGGATGGCCATGCTGATGATTTCTCCAACGAATGCGACATCCAGGAGGATGACGTTGACGTTCGGGGGGCGACGTTTGACGATCGCAACCTGTACAAATTCTTTGACGCGGACGGCGAAGAGCACCGCTTCTAGATCCTGACCGCCATCTCTCGGCGGTCAACATCCCCCTCACCGCAGCGATGCGGTGAGGGGGATGGTAGATCCCTAGTCTCTCTCACTACGTTCGAGCTCGAGAATCCGCAATATAACTAACTAACTAACTAACCCAGAGTTCGACTCGCCGCTCCGCGGCTAACATGCGTACCTAAATGAATCGGGCGGTCGGGGCATTATGTCGGCACGGGGACGCCCGACGCGTTGTGAATCGCAACGCGAAACAGAATCAAATAGGAGGCAGTATGGACGCACTGGAAATCTTGTACAAGGTATTCGCACTATCGTATGTTGCCGAGCGCGAGGCGTATCGCAATGTTCAGCGTTGGGAGACGCTCGCAGCGGCGCAGGGGAAACCCGAACCGCAGTACGCAACCGATAGCGTGTACGCTTCGCTCATTGATGAGTGGGACGAAGCGCACAAGGAACTGAAGAAGTTTGAGCGCGAACTTCTCAAGGAGTACCGCAAGCAGCGAGCAGCGGGCACCTTCACAGTGATGGCGTAGACACCGCCACGACACCACACCCCATCAACCGCGGACGCGCGGTTGGTGGGGTGGTCGGTCGGTACTCTCTCTCACGTTGTTCGAGCTCGGCAGCCCATAAGATAACTAACTAACTAACTAACCAATAACTGGTTCGAATCGGCGCTCCGCGCCTAACGAGCCCACATAAACGAATCCGTCGCCTATGACATTATTCAGGTGCGGCAGTTGCCGTGTAGTATGAAAGGGGAAAGAAATGTCACACGAGTTAGAGTTCAGTCACGATCCAAAGAGCGTCGCAGATCCCTGCTCTCTGGATAGTATCGTTGAGGCGTACATTGAATTCCGCAACGCACCTGTGCGTGGCACGAATCTCGTTTATCGGCAAATGCCCGTAGACGAGATGCTCGCGATGACGCGCCGACCAGAGGATTTCATTGAGAGGCTAGGATCGTGGGCTGCGATCTGGGGTTCAGATTCTCAGCGATACGACATCGGCAAGTTCGGGTGGTGGTCCTGCTCCGAGTGCGGCGCCGATGACATTGAGTTAGGTTCATACGACGACGAGTGCGACGAAGAGTAGTCGCCAATCGCTCCACTCTCCCACCGCTCACCGCTTCGGCGGTGGGCGGTGGTAGTTCCATCCCGAGTCTCTCACTTCGTTCGATCTCGAAACTCCATAAGATAACTAACTAACTGGGCGTTCGATCCGACGCTCCGCGTCTATCAGGAGAACCTAAACAATAATGGCGTCTATGTCATTGTCTCTCTGCGGCACCTGCCGTATAGTTTGTAGGAGGTAGTATGTCGGACACAGAAACGATGAGCCTTCAGGAGATGGCTCGCGAACTGACGGTAATGCGCATTGAGCGTTCCCGCTGCTGCGATCCATACGATTGTATGCATCACGAGATGTGCGGCGAAGAGTGGTACGGGAAATGCAGCGGCTGCGAGCGTCGTGCGTACCTTTCCAATGAATTCTACGCTGCGTGCGAAGCAGAGAATGCAGATCCTGCCGCGCTGCTCAATGCAGAAGAGCGCGCTATTGAGGATGAGCGCTTTGACTTCTACTCGCGAATGAACGAGTGGGGCAATGACGACGCTGCCTTCTGGACCGATCAAGAGTAGTCGCATCACCCCGTTCACCGCTTTGGCGGTGGGCGGGGTGGTCTACCGAGGCTCTCTCACTACGTTCGATACCGAACCCCCGTAAGATAACTAACTAACCCTGAGTTCGACTCGGCGCTCCGCGCCTAACGAGAGCACCTAAATGAATCACCCCCTCGTGGCATTCTCTTGGTGCGGCACTTGCCGCGTAGTATGAAAGGGGAGCGCAAATGTTTGATTGCGTAAAGCACGGCGAGGTAGCGAAGAGTCTCAGTGGCTATTGCGTTGCTTGCTGCTCAGAGGATCATATCTGCGAAACCTGCGGATTGCGCAGCGGCAGTGATGATGGCTTCACTCTCGTTGAGTGGCGCAGCACGCAAATTTGGAAGGGTCAGATGCTTTGCGATGATTGCGTTGCGTGCGCAGATTGCGAAGTTTCTGGTGACGGTACCGTGAACACCCACAACGATTACAGCGAACTGCTTTGCGATGCTTGCGTTGAGGATCGCGACGCAGAGTGGGAGAGCGAAGAGTAGTCACAACCGATCCACTCCACCATCGTCAACCGCTCGGCGGTTGGCGGTGGTGGTTCAATCGGGAGTCTCTCACTTCGTTCGATCCCGACAGTCCGTAATATAACTAACTAATTAACTAACTAATAACTGGTTCGACTCGGCCCTCCGGGCCTATCGGCCTAACATAAATGAATCAATCGTTTGCCGTACTCTCTGGGTGCGGCGGTTGCCGTGTAGTAATAAGGAGGCTAGTAATGGGAGCAATGAAGAATCAAGCAATAGAGGAGCGCAACGATAGCGTCGTTGATTATCACACATGGCGATTCGTAGAAGCCGATGGCGGTGCTGATCAGCACGCGCTAGAGTGGTGGGCGTCATCATACGCTCGCCGTGCCGATACCGCCGACGAAGCGGTAGACGTCATGGAGAAGCCGCATCACTACGCTGAGGAGATTGCAGAGTTCGCCAGCATTTATGCTGACGCGAGCGATGACGACCTCTCGCTATTCGGCTATTGGGAGTGTGAAGAGTGCGGCGAAGAGTCCAAGAGGATCTCGCACTCGATAGACATGGCGAAGACCTGCTACGGTCAGCAGTAGCGCACCGCCCCACTCACCGCTTCGGCGGTGGGTGGGGCGGTCTATCGGGCCTCTCTCACTTCGTTCGAGCTCGCCAACCTGACTAATAACTAACTGCATAACTAACTAAGATAACTAACCTAACGTTCTGACGCTCGCTCCGCTCGCTTCGGCCGAACTATAATGAACCCAGCGATTCAGGCACTATGTCGGTGCGGGGCTTCCCGTGTTGCGATAAGGAGGCAATAAAATGGTAGCGTGCCAAGATTGTGGCGTTGAGTTCTTCAACGAGTTTGAGCCACTATCAACTATCTGCGCAGCGTGCGTAGATGAGCGCGATTCCTATTACGAGAAATGGGCGGCAGAATACGCTGACGCTATGGCGGAAGAAGATGACGCTTGGGAGCGCACCAAGCGCAGGATTAGCCCTGAGCGCGGGTTTATCGGAACGGATACCGACCCGCTACCAGGCGGCGACTAAACCAGAAGCCCCTCGTTGCCACGCGGCAGCGGGGGGCTTTCTGTTTGACCCCTCCTCGCCGGGCGAGGAGGGCTTGCCCAAATAATAAGCCCCCCAAGAGCCTCGGCGGTTTCTTGGGGGGCTTGCTTTGCTTCTGGTGTGTTTATGCTTCTGCCTTTGCCTCGGCTTTCGCGTCATCTACATAGGTGCGTGCGATTTCGTGCCAGTTGATTGCCTCAACCGCGGCGCGCAATAGGTCTGCCTCAAGTCCTGCCGCCTTCGTTGTCCAAGTTTCGTCAATCTCGTTGCGCAAGGTGTCCGCGAGAGTGTCGGCGGCGTCGTCCGTGTCGCCTTCGTTGTCCGTAAGAATCTCGGCGGCAATCTCCGCAACATAGTCGCTGCCGCCCGCATAGCCTTCGCCAATCCACAACGCGGCAAGCCAAGTTTCGTAGTTGCTCCAGCCGTTGTATTGTCCGCTCATTGTCTAGCCTCCTTCTATGCCTTGCCCAAGTGGGCTAGTCGCATTATAGAGTGAGATTCTGCGCCCTGTCAAGCGTTCTATCTCAGGTAGCCGGGGCTACCTGAGCCATAACAATAAACCCCGCCGAAGCGGGGCTTATCGTTTCACGACGGGGGGCTAGTTCCCCGTAGCGAGCATCTAGTTATCGCGCAAGCGCGACGGCCTCTTGTACGCGGCTTGCCGCGCCCTCGGCGCTACCGAACTCCTCAATGCCGAACACCTCAACGAGATTGTTTACAAAGTCGGTCGCCATCTTCTCAAAGTAGAAGGTCGTATCGCCCTCCGCGTCCTGCCCCTCATACCAACGGGCAAAGGTTGTGCTTGCTCCGTTTGTGTGAATCTGATACCAAGTGTTTGCGTTCATTAGTCCTACTCCTCACATACGCAGGTTTCGCACCCGCAGTTGATTTTGTTGTGGCACTTCTCGCAAAGCACCTTGCCGCTCTGGTTGAGTGTTTCGCTCATACCATCGCCGCAGTTCTCGCAGGGCGAGTAGTCCAAGTCCTCAAAGGTCGCCATTTCTAGCCTCCTATTCCTAGCCAGCCCAAGTGGGCTACGGGCATTATAGAGTCATCTTCTGCCTGCCGTCAAGTGGTTCTAGTCCAATCTGCCGAGGCAGATTGGAGGCAAACAAAAACGAGGGGCGCACCCCTCGTTTCTGTTTTCTGAGCTGCGAAACCTTACGCGATAGGGTAGCCGCCCAGTTCTAGCAGCGTGCGGATTTCTTCCACCTGCTCATCATTGAGGGCGAGCGTCTGCCCGTCCTTATCCTCTGCGGTGAGTACGCAGTTGCCATAGATGCCGTCAAAGTTTCCGCCGAGGATTTCATTTCGCAGCGAAGTTGCCGCCTGATTGCGGACGACTGGCTCATTGAAAAGCCCTTCCTCATCGCACCAGAGCACCACACTCGTTGCGCCGTACTTGCCAGAAACCGCAACCTCGGTAATGTCAAACTCGCCCACGCGGTAAATCTCTTTGAGCGTGCTGCCGTCATCGTTGAAGTCCACCACCTCAACCCAGTTGAAGAGTGCGCCGTTTGGCGTTGCGTCCTCAAACTTGCCGACTCCGAACTTGAACGCCTTACCCATTTTCTAGCCTCCTACTTTTTCCATCGGGAAGCCCCGACCTCTGAATCTTACGCGATAAATCCGCAGCCTGTCAAGCGGGTTCTACCCCTAATGGCCGGAGCCATTAGGGGCTGAACTATTATCTGGCGATTTAGGCGAAGACGCTTGTGATGTCCTGCATTTCGCGCTCAGCGGCTTCGGCGGAATCAAAGACAACGAAGTCAATGAATCCATCGTTGCGCCAGTGAACGATTGCATACTGGAACCTATCGTAAGTCCCATCAAGTTCGGTTTCATACGATTCATCTGGGATAGCAACGCCATCCATCGTATCTCCATAGATGAGTTCAATCTTGATAGCGTGCGGCTCAACGCGGCTCCGAACTTCTGGTCGGAGATACCAAACTGGGCACTTGCTGCACACTTCGCCCTGTGAGCAGTGGAACTGGTAGAAGTCGCTCTTCGTGAGTGAGATTGCAAACGCCTTGAACATCCTAGCCTCCTGTTCTCAATCAGCCCAAGTGGGCTACGCCCATTGTAATGTGAACTTTCCCAGCCTGTCAAGCGTTCTATCCCAAGTGGCCTCGGCCACTTGGGGCATAACAATAATAAAGCGGGCTAGTTGGCTGCGATCAACTAGCCCGCTTGGGGAAGAGGTGGTGGAGGCTGCCGCCACCTCGTAGACATTAGTCCGCTATGCGAACTCAAACTGGCGACAATCTGCGCCGAACAAACAACTGGCTGGCTCGTGTGGTTGTGGCTCTATTGCCCAGTTTAGGCAAGTGCCGCAAGAATCGCCACAAAGGTTGATGTCATCCCAGTCAAAGACAGGTCCGAGGGTGTTGCCCTCGCGGTCAGTTGTCTGTGGGTCGTCAAGCGCGTCGCCGAAGCGAACCTCAGCGCACGCCACGCAATGGAATGAACCCTCGTAAGTCCAAGCCAAGATTCTGCTATCCATAAGTCCTCCTACTCGCAACTATCGGTAGTTCCCGACCACACGATTATACGCGATAAGTTCTGAGCCTGTCAAGTTCCACCGCAAGGAGCCGAGGCTCCTTGCGCCTACCCAATAATGCTATCTACTGCTGATGAGGGCGAGTGTGTACAGCATTAGGAGCAGGAGCAGCCCGTAGAAGATGGCGTACTCCACAATCATACAACCACGCTTTGGAGCGCGTCGTAGCAGTCATCGCATAGCGACTGCTTATGCTCGTAGGCGTTCTCGTAGCCGTTCCAGCCGTAGGCAAACGAACGCGTCTTGCCCTCAAACGGGCAACGCTTGTCCAGACCAAGAGCCTCCTCGCCCTCGCACTCCTGAACCATTGGGTGATCGTGCGTTTCGCACTCGCATTGGTCGTAGTAGCAATCGCCGTTGCCACACATCGTCATTGACGCTTGTAGGTATGCCATTGTTGCCTCCTTCACTAGCCTCCCCAAGTGGGGTACTCGTATTCTATACACACTCCTAGCCAGCCGTCAAGCGGGGTTCTAGTCATCTTTGCCGGAGCAAAGATGAGCAGAACAAATAGAAAGACCCCCCAGAGCCGTCGCCCTGAGAGGTCTTTCCTCGGATTCGTTGTCTGGGGCTAATCACTTCCCCAGACTCCTTTTCCTTCCGCTCCGCCGATACATTGGCTCCTAGCGGTCATCGTCCTTTGCGTCTCTATCCCCGCATTTCTTGGCTGCGGCATCTGCTCGCTCGTCCAGAGTCTCACCCAGTCGGTTGCTATTCCTAGGATCGCTTCCGACATAGGGAGTATCTCACCTCGTCTGGGGTCTTGTCAAGCACTTTCCCAAAGATTCTTTATGAATCTTTTTTATCCACCAGCCGCCCCCTTGACAGTTCTATCCCGAAGTGCAGCTGCACTTCGGGCTGCCACAATAATAAACTCAAAGAACAAGGAGCCAAATAACTAACTCTCTTGCGGGTGCTCGCAGTTTTCTGACTGCTCCAACTCGTAGCACGCGTTATCCCGAACGGGATTGTCTACACACTCGCAGACAATCTCATTGCGTTCGCAGTCATCGCACCAAACCATCGTACTCATTAGAGCCTCCCAGTTCCGCCGCAGCCGCAGATGCCGCCCTCGCAGGTTGCGCCTTCCTCAACGAGCAGCGCGCAGCCGTACTTCTCGGCTCGGTGTTCCTCGCACGATTCGCAGTAAAGAGCAGATTTGCCAGACTCATTGTTGTCGGAGATGTACGCTGCCTGACCGTCGCAGAAGTCGCAGAAGCGCGACTCCAAGATGAACTCGCCCTCGCTCATAGTGCCACCTCAAATCCGTCAGCCTGAATACCATCTAGAATCTGCTGAACATAGCGGCGCTCAATCGCAAGACCGCGACCAAGATACATCGCGTCCTCGCCGATGTTCTCGTCCAGCCAGCGGCGAGCATCGCTCGTCGTCGGAGTGAGTAGGCAGACGGAGCCGCCGTCCGTGAGCGTGAAGTCCGCGCTGTGCTTCTTTGCCATTGTGTCCTCCTATCGCAACGCGCCCAAGTGAGCGTGAGGAAAGTGTAAATGATCATTGACCAGCCGTCAAGTTCTAACTCAAACAGCCGCGGCTGTTTGAGCCGAAACAATAAAGGGGAGCCGCGCCAGACACCACATCTGGCACGACTCCCCGCGTATCGCCGCTATGACGCTTATCCCCTTGCGGAGGCAACCTTCGGCTCTCGCCTAGTTGCTGCTGACTCTACCTTCTCTGGTTAGGAGCCCAAGAGCCAGACCTTATCGTCGCGGGCAGTTCGTCAATCTGCCAACTAGCCGTCCTCTACACGGCGCGGATTTATTTACGCTTTCACCTCGTACTGCTCGCCGCCGATTCGCAGCGCGGTGATTGCGTCAAGGGCGATTGAGCGATAGCCCTCTGCGGTAATGTCATAGACGAAGATGAGGTCTTTGGCAGCAGCGTCATACGCAGCCTCGCCGCCTTTGAGATGCTTCTTTACGCCAAGACGCGCCGTCATCTTGCGAAGTTCGCCCGTGGTTCGCTTGATGAAGTCCACGCCGAAGATTGCGCCATTGCTGTTGCGAATCATCTCTGCCGCTTCGCTTCGCTTGATTGCCTTTGCCATTTCTTCCTCCTTGTTCACAGCACCCCAATCGGGGCAAGCCCATTATAGGGTCATCTTTTGCCAGCCGTCAAGTGGGTTCTAGCCCAAGAGGCCGGAGCCTCTTGGGGCTGAACTATAATCGCCTACTTCCAGTCTTCTGGAACTAACTGCCAATCCTTTTCGCAATCACTAGAATAAAGGTCGCAATGCCGACACCAGACGACAAAGCAGCCCTCCTCGTGTCCGTCTTTCTCGCAATCAGACCAGAGCCAATGCGCCTCGCGAAGATTGTCTGGGCAGTCGCAGCGAAGAACGCTCATAGGACTTCGCAACCTTTCAGGGTGCGGCAAAGACCCAGAAACTCTCGCCACTCCTCAATAATCGCAACCCAAGCCGTAGCCTCTTCATCTGGGTCAGCCTTCGTCTTATCGTCCGTGTACGGGCTGGCAAGAAGAATACCAGTAATAATCTTCTTGATTTCTTCTTCGCTCAACTTGGAGATGGCATTGTGTAGTTCTTCGCACTCATAGTCCTTGATGATGTTGCCGCTGTTATCGTACAGATTCTCATTGACCTCGGTGAATCCAATCTCATCGTGGAAAGCGCGCAGGTAGCCCATACCCCAAATGTTCAGTCGGAAATAGACCGCGCTTGGAGCCTTCTCAGCGTAAGAGCCGTCTGGCTCAATCCACATTGAGCGGAACTTCTTGGCGTGCGCCGCAGCCAGTTCACGATTCTCTCGCAATGAGTAGATGTCGTATCCCATTTTGTCCTCCTTATTCCACACCCCAATCAGGGCAAGGTCATTGTAAGGTACCGCTCTCCGCTCGTCAATAGGTTCTAGCCAAGATGGCCGGAGCCATCTTGGGTACAACAAAAAACCGCCCGAAGGCGGTTAGTTGTTTGGAAATAATCCTGACTAAACGATAACTTCCTGCGGCTCCATAAGCCCAGCCCAGATGTTTGGCACATTAGAGCGGATGCTCGTGTATCCGTCAGAGGAAATAACGAGATGGTCAAGAAACTCAATGTCCAACAGGCGCGCCCCTGCCACCAAGTCCTCAGTTAGTTTCTTGTCCTCGTCGGACGGAGTGTGGTCGCCGCTTGGGTGATTGTGAACAACCACAATGCCCTGACCGCCAGTCAGGATACAAGAGCGAAACACTTCGTTGATGCGAACGCTTGTGCCTGTTGCCGTGCCAAGATAGACCTGCTCAATCCCGATGAGATTATTCCTTGCCCCAAGCACCATCACAAACAGCGACTCCTGATTAGAGTCCTTTGCGAAATCGCGGAACATCTTTACTGCCTCGGCTGGCTGCTCAACCCTCTCATCGGACTGATCAGCAACCTTCTTTCTCTTTACCACCATTTCGTATGCTTTCCAGTTCTTCACGCTACCACCACCTTTGCTGCTTCCTCTTTGGTTGTCTTGCCGCTGCGAATCTCATCTCGCAACTCAATCCCTTCCTTCATCCAGATTGCGTCAAGTTCGGCGTTGCGCTTCTCAGCGTGCTTTGCCTCGCGCAAACCTTCCTCAGTCATACGCTCAACAACGCGCTTGCGCCAAGCCGTCGGCGACTCATAAGAGGCGTTTGTTGAGAGTCCGATGTGCCGAACGATGTCGGCACGCGTCAGAGGGCGAGCCTCAAAGCAATCTGCGTTCTTATCGCCGTCTGGCTCGTTTCCGTTCCATACGGTCATCTTTGAGAGCCAACCGATTTCGTATGCGAGCGCGAGTCGCTGCTCCCACTCATCCACATTGGCTTCGGTGATTTCGTTTAGTCCAATCGTCATCGTCGCCCAGATGAAGGAGTTCGTGATTGGGCTGAGGTACTCCTCGCCGCGCACGCGTCCATCCATCACGCTGCTCTTTGTTGCGGTGAGCCAACAGACATCATCCGCGTCCTTGATGTTTCCCACGAACCAACTTAGTGGCATACTGCCTCCTTATGTCCTCTTATCGGGAAGCCCCGACCTGCTTATTCTAAGACCACGCTTGACCCGCTGTCAAATGGGTTCTAGTCCAATGAGCCGGAGCTCATTGGAGGCGAACTATTATCTGCTTATTACTTGATTTGGTTTGTCGTATAACCGCACGCCATACAAACTGGGACGGAGCAGCCTTCGGGATTGTCGCCCGTATCTACGCCCTCATCTGGGTCGCACAATCCACACGGCGCATAATCGACATCACGGCAGAGGCACTCGCTTTTCGCATCTCGCGGCAAGTCGTTGTAGTGCCTGTGCCAGTTTGCGTCGCCGTCGCGATTCAGCGCAAACTCGCAATCAGGGCGGAAGCACCAACCATCAGCAACGGCTTCCTTGTCCGACATAAATGGCGGGTGAAACTCACACTCGCACGGAGCGCAGTCCAAGCAGTAGACGAGATAGCCATCTGGCACGCTTCCATCATACTGATCAAAGTCAAGCGTATCGAATCGCGTGTACGGCATACCATTCCAAGTGCCGATGACCTTCTCGTCGGCGTAGAAGACCATCGTGGAGCAGCGAACGCATTTGTCCATCTGCCCACTCATTCTGCTTCCTCCCACTCCGCGCCCTGCTCAATCAGGGAAACGAATCCTTCATTTGGATCATCGTGGTTGGTGTGAACTGCCTGTACGAATCGCAACGAACAAGAGTTCTCGTACCACTCCATCACCGCGCTCAGCATCTCATCTGGCGTGGTGTCTTCCGCGGAGATCAGCGGATCATAGCCGTACCCGCGCATCTCCGACATCTGCTCATCGTCCATCAAGACATAGATCTTGTGGCAGGTATCAAACGCGATGCCCTTCGCATTTTCTAGATACTCCTCAACCTTGTCGAAACTCGCTGCCATTTCGTCCTCCTAGTTTCTACACGGCAACTGCCGTAGGTGGATTGTAAGGCACAACCTAGCGGCTCGTCAAATGTTCTACTCCAAGTGGCCGGAGCCACTTGGAGTAAAACAAAAATCCCGCCCCGAAGGGCGGGATTTCTGGTTGATCTTCTGGTGAAGATTACGCGAGGGCGAGAATCGCCTCGCGCTTTGTCTTCGCTGCGAAGCCCGTATCCAACATCACGCTTGACGCTCGCGCATCAAGAGCCGTTGAGCGAACGCCGCCACGATACGAAACGCCGTGATCGAGGTACTCCGCGATGGCGTTGTACACGCCCCACTTCGTATCGCGAAGCCCGTCAAGATTCTCCGCGTTATTGAGAATCGCGAAAGTTGCCTTAGCGCGCTCCGACATTACTTCCTTATCGCGCTTCTCCGATTCAGAGAGCGGGAAGATCTTTGAGATGATGCGGAACGCCTCAGATCGCTCAATCTTCTGGGCAACCATCTGCGAGCCGATGCGCGAGAACTCATCAACAGCGGCAGAGGCAAGCCCAAGAGCGCGCTTCGCCTCCGCGACTTTCTCCTCAATCTTCGCCGTGTGGCGAAGTGTGAACGACATCTTCGCGCTTCCAAGAGCCGCGTTGAGCGTATTCTGGCATACCACGCGCACAGGAGTGATCATCGCTTTGAGCGGGAACAGCCCGTTGTGCCCATTGGCGATGACGAGGTAAGTCGTCGTGCCGCCGTTGTCGCCCTTGATCTCGATCTTCTCAGGAATCTCCAACGCCGCGAAGATCACCTGACCGCCTTTGAGTGAACCAGCCGTTTCGTAGCGCGCACCCTCATCAAGCAGCGCGTCCGCGAACGACAGCATCTCATCGTTCTGGATTGGCGTGTAGCGGTCGCCGACAACGCCAAGAACCGCGCCGTCAGTTGATCGAACATTTGCGCGCTTGCCCTCGATGGCGAGCGTCTTGTTGTCGAGCGTTGTGAAGATCGGCTGCTGCTTGACCTGCCAATCAAGACCCGCGGCAACGATCATTTCCGCGCTCGTAGTAAGACCTGCGTTTGCTACGCCAAGTCCGTGCCACGGCATACCGCGCTCCGCGTTGTATGCCATCGTTTCTACCTCGTGTGCCATTGTGTCCTCCTTCTTTACATACGGCAACTGCCGTAAGAAGATTCTCCCACAAGCACAAGATCGCGTCAAGTTCTAGCCCAAAGGGCCGGAGCCCTTTGGGTGGAACATAATAATAAGCCCCCCGAATAATCGAGGGGCTTATTACTTTGTGGGGCGCAGGGAGGACGCCTTGCGCCCCGAAGTCATCAGCCTCCGACGATGCCGCCGAAATGCTCCTCGCAGAACGACTCAAACTCCGTCTGCGGAACGGCATCATAATCTCGCTCGCCGTATTGCGGCTTGCCATCTTCGCCCTTGTACCACGCCTCATCTGGCAGCGAGTCGCCATCGCCAAACTCACGCCGCGAGATTTCGTTTCCCGCGTGATAGACAACTTCGCCAGCGTAGCCCATACCGCCTTCGCAATAACGATGAGTAATGGTCAGCGTTGGGAATAACCCAGAGAGCGCGTGAATCACAGGCTCGGCAGGGCTCCACGCGGTATCAAAGTTGTATGAAGTTATACCCGCGACAAATGAGTCGTCGCGGTCGTGCCAAGCCTCGGAGCAGTTCCACTTTGTTCCCCAATGCTCAACATTCCAGTTGTACCACCAGTCTGGGTGTGAGGAAATCTTTGGGGTGTTGTGCTTTGGGCAGACCTCTGAGCCGCCGAACATCTGAGCAACAGAGTCAGTAATCGTGCCGTTATCAAGGTTCGTCTTCTTTACCTCAACGCCGTCCACAGCCCAATAGCCTTCTTGAGGCTCAAAGCCGTAGTCCTTCTCGTACTCGTGTCCTTCGGCTCCCTTGACCACCGCCTTGGTGATAACGAACTCTGGGTGGCAGCCACAAAGGAAATCGTTCTGATTCTCGTTGGCTGAATAGTACGGAACATCAGGAGTCGGAACAATCTTCGCGAAATCGAAGCCGTCCTCTTCGCCCTTGACCAACTCAATGAGTCGGACAATCTCCTGCTCGTTTCCGCTGATGTCTACTTGGTTTACGCACCAGTTTGGCATTGTGTCCTCCTTGTGTCCTCGCGGGAAGCCCCGCACCATTGGATTGTAAGCCACCGCTTCCGCTGCTGTCAAGTTCTACCTCAACAAGCCGGAGCTTGTTGAGCGCGAACTAATTATTTTTTTATTTATCGAAAGAGAGTGCACTAACTCCGTCAGGCGTCATGACCACATGTCCACCTTCGACGAAGATGCGTCCGCCATCGTTAGCCTCATCATCAGATGAAATAATCAGGGAATAACGCTTGCCGTTCTGCTTGACGAATAACACGGGCATGTATGGCTCTTCCTCGCCATCGCCAATAACTGTCCCACCAATAATCGTCGCCCCAATAAATGGCTCGACCATCTCTGTCCGAAGGTAGTGGCGCTCAATGGCATCGCGGCTCAAGCCAGTCCGCTCTTTCACTAACTGATTCCTATTGCTCAATAACTGCGCAATCGTTTCGACAGCCATAACTTCCTCCTTACACCTATAGGCTAACTGCCTAACCGCATTATAAGTCAGCCAATAACCGTCTGTCAAATAATAAGGTTCGGGCCTCGCTTGCGAGCTCGGGACTGCCCCAAATAATAAGTCTTGTCAACTCCCCCCACCCCCACCCCAAACTTGACTCCCCGCTATCCCCTGCCTTACAATGCCCCCATAGGAAAGGAGTCGCATGGAAATCATCACGATCATTCTCTTCTCGCCGATCCTGTTGGTTGCGTATCTCTGGCAGGTCGCAGAGGCAGACTGGTGGCAGCGGCTACATCTGGTCATGCTGCCAGTCATCTTCTTCGTAGCGGCGGGTAAGGCGTATCTGGGAGTTCTTGGCGGTATCGGAGCGATTGTCGTTTCCACGCCATTTCTGATTTGGGCACTAAGGAGGATTTGATGAAGCGTTTCAGAGTGTACATTAAGAAGATCGATGACTTCTCAGTCGATCTCTCTTACGATGGAGAGGACTTGGCTGGCTTAGAGGGTAATCAGTTGCTTGCCGCGGTTGCGGACGATGCAGCCGAGCAGGGGCTTGGCAACTGGGATTTCCTTGAAGGCAACACTATCGCGGTGACGGTAGCCGAAATCAATGAGGACGGCACCGAAGGTAACTCCTTGCAGATCAATAAGGAGGTCTAAGATGTGGCACATCATTCACGACGAGAGCATCACGGCAAACGAGAATCTGTCGATCTGGGCGAAGGATGGCAAGGGTGATCGAGAGGTTCTCTTCGAGAAGAGCAATCAAGGTCTTGAGGTTGTCTACTATCACACAGCCTTCGACGGGATCAATGAGAAGTTCCCCGCAGCGCGGATCTGCTACGGCTGGGATGTGATCCAGATGGAGAGCGAGGAGAAGGACGCGTTCCTTGAGCGCGTTGTTGACAACCAAGACATCCATCGGGTACTCTCTTGTGAGCATGACTTCACCTGCGAGGAGATCTTCCACGCAGCAGCGGTCATGCTGAGCAATGAAGAGTGCGACGGCTGTGAGCCATGCGCCCGCTATGGGTACAAGGAGGAAGAATGAAGTACACGGTGAAAGTACAGTATCCGCTCTATCTCGACATCGAGATCGAAGCAGACGACGTGCCAGAGGCGCGGGCAGAGGCGATGAAGATCGCTGAGGCTACGCCCATTGGCGAGTGGGACGCGTATGCGCTCCCTGAGGTCTTTGAAACTGAGTGGACAGACGAGAGCGGTATCCACACCATCATTTAGGAGGAATAATGTTAGTTCATAAATCGTGTGATCTTCAGGACGTAGACGGTAGGGACGCGGTTGCTCGCGTTCGCCGCGGGGTCTACTTCCTTGGCAATACGCCTGTATCGTTTGAGTTGTTCAGCACCACATCGGCAGAGGGCGGCATTCAGATTGCCGTTGCCAATGATTACGCAATCGGAGAGGGCGGCGGGTACATCGACTCGATCGAGTGCTACGACTGCGGCAAGACGGTTGAGTCGTTCCCAGAGATCGAGATGTACAAGTTGGAGCGGATTCTTGACGCGTCCCCAGAAGACTACGACTTGGTTGAATACCATGCCGAGTGAACACCGAGGACACGAGATCGAGGTTGGGGTCTACGGCCCTAATCTTGTCAAGAATGATCAGTTGTTATTCGATATGAGCGACATACACAACTTATCACTGGAATGCCTTGACTGTTCCGCGGTCATCGTGGATTATGACATCGACGCAGAGATGACTGTGGCGAAGGCCCGCAATCTGATCTCTGACGCAATCAAGGAGGTACTCGCATGATCGAAACTGTCCTACCCCAAAGTTCAATTGTTTTCTTGATCGCAGTCTGGCTCTTTGCTTGGGTAACTGCTCGATGATCGTGGAGGAGGCGACGGAACGGTTCCTCTGCTACGACTGCGAGGACTACCATCACGGCAAGCCATACTTCACCATGATCGCCGCGACAAAGCGCGACCCAGGCGCGTTCCTCTGTAAGGAGTGCTTCGCGGGACTAGAGAAGCGGGGGTACGTTCCCGATTCTGAATAATAATAGCCCCGATTAGGGGGCTAGGAGCCCTGGAAACGATAGACCCCCTCCTGGGACACCAGGTTGGGGGTTTTCGTTGCTCTCCGTGGCGCAAATCTGGGTGTGCGGTTGTTCTAACTCGGGACTCTGTCCCCTGGTTCTATCCCGCCAGCCCGGACAATAACTTTTGTTCGATCCCGCCAGCCCAGAAAATAACCTAGCCGCGCCGTGCCCAGCCCTCTCCGCGGTATACAACCTGGATACTATTTATGCAGCGCACTAACTCACCCCCACAGTCTTCGTGGACAAGGTCCGGCACTTCGTCTGCCTTATGGAGGAGCTCAATAACTGCCTCGCACTTCTGGCACTGGTAGTCGTAGGTGGGCATATGGGCCTCCTGAATAACTGGTGGGGGCGCCTGGATTTGAACCAGGGGCCGTCCGGATATAAGCCGGATGCTCTAACCGCTGAGCTACGCCCCCTCGGTGTCGTAGCGGTTCCATTCTTTGCGGGCGCGCAACTTCTTCATTTTTTGATCAATCTCTAACCTGGTGATGACGTCCTTGATGCATCGCTTACAGACCAGGAAAATAACCCGTTGCTCGTCTTCCTGCTCATAGATAGGACCCAGTTCCTGGCAGTAGTTGCACATCCCTATCTTTTGCTCTGATTTCGCCATATGGGCCCCCGGAATAACTACGTGGTTAGCGCGAAAACCTAACGAATGAGCGTGAACCTGCTCGAGAGGCATTCGGCCGGGGGGTGGCCCAGGTGTTTCCACCCCACCCCACCTCACGCAATAGTATCACCTTTTTCACCATCCGCAACCCCATCGCCACGATCCTCTGTGCTCAAACTGCGGAACGACCCCAAGATTTCCTCACCTGACGGCATCCCGTATAAATCCCCCACACGTAGGGTATCGATGGTGCCTTTCAGCCCCTTTATCATTGCGACCCGAAGATCCATATGATCGCTGTTCATACAGATCAACCCTGTGCGATTTCCGCCACACTCGCAGTCATTACGCTTTGCGATAGAGAGCACGGTGACATGGGAGAGGGAGCCCGCATTCCATAACTCCCATGCCTTCTCCAAAGAGATGATCTCTGCAAGATGGGCTTCCAGTGCGTTATCAATCACTCCTTGCACCTCACTCACCCAAGAAGTCACGGATGAGCCATGCACGTGCTGGGTGCTTGAGCTTCTTCAGTGCTCGCTGTTCAATCTGTCGCACGCGTTCACGAGAGATACGGAACTCTGCTGCGATCTCCTCCAATGTCCATGGACGACCTGTGCCAATGGTGAGATTCCCTGCGTCGTAGGTGCCTTGTTCGTCTTTTGTCACTGCTACCTTTTTGCGTCCCATGTGTTTCTCCTCTCCTTAGGTGCCCATGTGGGCGTGCCCCTCGCAGGCTCGGGTCGGGCTCTCGCCTCACGGTCAAGCCTCGCTGTCGCGAGTCTTGCCCCTACGGGCTTCGATCCCTCACGTGTCTGCTGGGAAATATCCGCTATTCCAACCGAACTTTCTGCTCTCAGGGATGATACCATCATGCACCATCTCTCGCGCAGCGACCATCGCTTGCGGGTATGAGTTTGCCACAGTCCACACCTCGGTGTCAAATAGGTCTGGTGTGTATTGCTTCATAAGCGCAAAGAAGCCCATCGCCCAATCCTTCGAGTGCGCCTCGTTCAGCCACACATGGGCCAACTCATGCAGCGCAATCAGGATGTCTGGCCGACAAAGCTGGACAGAGCGCTCCGAGAATGTCGTAAGCCCAAGAGGATGGTTGTCTTGTGGGTATCCGTCTCCATGGCGATGAAGCACTAACTCTGCGAGCGGGATGTCGTAGGAGGAGCAAGCGTCGGCAAGTGTTGCCACAACAGTATCCCACTCATCCAGATTTTCATACTCAATGCCGTCGCCAAAAGAGAGGAGGAACGGCAAGCCTTCAAGCGGCACGAATTAACTCTTAGGGAATTGTGGGAGCGGCAGGAGTGGTGAAACAATGCGCGCCCAGTGGTCTGTCGCCCGCTCGGTAGCGTCAAGATAGTTTGGCTCAAACGTCGACCAGCCAATCTTCCCCAGCGCCTCTTCTAGGTTCTCAACAACGCGATCGGTTCCGGCGTTGACGATGTGTCCTAACTCGTGGCACAGCGTGACGCGTTGCTTCTCTGGGTCGTAAGAGAAAAAATCTTTTTGCAGTCGCATCTCAGCATAGCTTCTCTGGGGTGATACTTCAATGTCAGCGTCAGCATCTGGATCAGCAAAGTCGCGAGAGATGGCAATCTCCCAGTGCGAAATACCAAACACAATAGCGGCGGCGGTGACCCACTCTTCAACAGCCTTAAACTTGTCTACCTTCATTGCACACGCTCCGTACTACGCACCAGCATTGGGTGGGGGCAGAGCATAACAGCGGTGCATCTTCCGCCGCAATCTGTCATAATGCTGCCTATAACCACCATAGATAGGAGCCCCCCATGATCATCAACCTTGAGTCGTCGACCCTCCAAGAGACCATCGGAACCGCCAGTGCCATTGTAGACTTTTGGGCGCCGTGGTGCAACCCATGCAAGGCAATCAATGCGGAGTTGGAAAAGGTTAATCAAACTCGACCAGACATCACGATTGTCAAGGTGAATGTGGATAACCATCAAGAACTGGTACGGGAATATCATATCAAATCAGTACCCACCGTCTTGTTTATTCGCGATGGCGGGGCACCCACCTCGGTGGCGGGACTGATCCGCGCCGAAGAAATGATCAAGAAGGTTAGCCGTTGAAGCTCGTTGCGACAATCACCCTGCTTCCTGGGCGGGTGCAGGTATGGCGGGTTGACGCCAATGGAGAGGTGCATCTTGCCATTACCCCAGAAGAGGCGCTTGACGCAGTGCTCTCCGCTGCGACCGGTCGGTCAGTGAGTGTAAACTGGATTGGCGTCCCTCAGGACTTTGACCCGCCCGGATGGGATGGTCGCCTTGATCGTCTTCCACCAAACGCAATGGCGTGAAATTTGTGCCCACACATCGGGCACTCAGTCTTTTTCTCGTCAAGGTCCATTGGGTCTGGCTCCATCGCCTGCCGAACCAGTCGGTCCATATCTTCAAGGTCATAGCCAGTAGAGTCAAGGAGCCCATCTACGGCGGACTCGTACACAACGCGCGCCAGGATTTCGTCGTCATAGCCACCAAGATCTGACGCTCGATTGTCGGCAAGAAGAATTGCCCTTGCCCGCTGATCGTCGACATCTGCCCATTGCACGGGGATCTCTTCAAGATTAAGAATGAGCGCGGCCTTAACTCGATGGTTTCCAACCAAGATTCTTCGCGTAGACTTTTGGCAAACGACTACGCCGTGCCAGCCATTCTTTTTGATTGACTCGACAATTGCCCCAACGTCACCCGAGCGCGGATTGTCTGGGTGCGGCTTTAGGGTTGCTGGTCGCTCTTGCGTGATTTCCAAGCTTCACCCCCATCGTTGGGGAAGCCCTTATGCTTTCGGGCCTCAAAGATCATCTTGTCATATGTGTATAGCCATGGCTGCTCGTTTCTCTCAAGCAATGGATCGCGAAATTCATTTGTGCCAATCCATTCGTGCTTAACAATATCATCAGAAATGTACGTCAATTTACCAAGGGCATTGCCAACTTCGGTATACTCGTTGTCGGCAAAAAGAGATTTGTACCCAGGGTAGTATATATGACCAAAGCGTTCATAATACTTTCTCCCAGAGGCGACAATTGTGCAGTTATTGCTTCCGCCCATTGCATGATCATCCAGCCATAGCGCGCCGTCCGTGTCCGGATAGTGCTCAATTAGGCGAGAGAGCATCATGTCATCATAGCCAAATGAGAGCGGGATCATGTCGTCCTGCCCATTGAAGACCATATCCCAGTCGTCGCTTGCCTTGTCCATGTCGGCGTTAATTGCCTCAATCTTTGTGGAAGAGTTTCCGTAGAAATATTTAAGATCCGTGCCGTTTGACTTAATGCGCTCAAGCTTTTCCTTCACGGCGTCGTTGTTCATTAGCTTGTCGTCTTCGTCCATAGAAATAAGAATCTCAATCTGATGTCGACCAGATGCCATGGCAATGTACTTTTCTAACGTCTTAAAGAAAAGCTCAGGGCGCTGTCTAGTTGGAAATTTAATAAGTAGTTTCACTTGATGTTCTTCAACAGTTCTGCCCGGAGTGCCAGCGGGAACTCATGGGACTGATAGTAATAATAAATCACGCCATCCACCTTTCCTTCCGTCTTCAGATATTTCTGAAGATCCTTTGAGTATTGATGGTCCTCGCCATGATTAATCTCTTGGAACCGAACTTGCAGCGCATACTCTCGCTTGATAGCGTTTAGGTGACTTGGCATGCGGTAGTCAATGCCCTCGCTTGTATACCAGCTTGTGTACTCGATTGAATGCCTAAAGAGCCGCTTGCTTCCGTCGCGCCAGTAAACATACCCATCGAGAGAAGCGCAGTCTGGGTTGCCCTCAAGGGCCGCCAAGACCTTTTCCACATAATCCTTGCTGATCATGTCGTCATCGTCAATGAACGCGACGTAATCGCCGGTAGCACCCTCAAGCAGCGTGTTCCTCTTGGCCCCAATGGTCTGCTCCCCATTGTCGGGGAGGATGAGCATCTCAACGTCAGTTGTCAGTTGATTGACAATTTCTGACGTAATTTGCTCACAAATTTTTGAGCGCTCATGCAGCGTTGGGATTAAGAGCGAAAGCCGCTTGTGACCCATTACTCCGATCCCCGCTTCTTCTTCTCTACCTGCTCAAATACCCATGCATACGTTTTTTCTAAGCCGCTGCGCAAAGAGATAGACGGCTGCCAACCAAGGCGCTCCTGAATCATGGTGTTGTCGCTGTTTCTTCCGCGAACGCCCTTTGGCGCATCAAGGTTGTATTGCCGCTCAAGTTTTATCCCCGCAATGTCTTCCACAATAGAAACCAGTTGATTAATCGAAACCAACTCAGACGACCCAAGGTTTAGCGGATCATGAATGTCCGACTGCATAATGCGAATCGTCCCCTGGACACAATCGTCAATGTACATAAATGATCGCGTCTGTTCGCCATCGCCCCAAATCTCAATTTCATGCTTTCTACCAATGACCGCCTCTGCAACTTTTCGACAAATAGCGGCGGGGGCTTTTTCTCTTCCGCCAATCCACGTTCCATTTGGTCCGTATACATTGTGATATCGAGCAATGCGAGTCTCAAGTTTAAAGTCTTCGTAAAAGTGTCGGGCCATGCGCTCAGAAAAAAGTTTCTCCCAGCCATAGCCGTCCTCTGCCATTGCGGGATAGGCATCAGACTCTTTTAGCGCGGTGACATTGGGGTCAATCTGCTTATCTGCCGCATACACACAGGCGCTGGAAGAATAGAAAAATCGTTTAACGTTTGCTTTTCGGGCAGCAACCAACATGTTGGTGCTAGTTAAGACGGAAAGCATGCAGGCGGCTTTGTTGTGTTCAATAAAACCCATACCGCCCATGTCGGCGGCAAGATTGTACACCTCGTCCATGCCAAGCGCTGACATATTGGCATACTCCGCAATAGAAAGATTTGTCTCACCATGCGACTTTGCCGTTGGGGAAATTTGCTCCCACTCCGAGAGCGGCTTTTTATCCACGGCAAAAACTTGGCCCTCATCGCGACGCACAAGTTCACGAACAAGCCACCCGCCAATAAAGCCACCCGCACCCGTAACAAGAATTCGCTTCATGGGGGGAGTATACACAACCTTTGGATATTGCCAGGGTTGTTTGTGTTTTAGCCTGTGCCAAGCATACTTTGTAACTTTTTTCTGTCGCGTTTTCTTCTCTGACGCTCGGCCATCTTTGCCTTCCATACCGGGTCCCCTTTACGGCGTTGCCAGCGGAGGCGCTGTTTTTCCGCCGCCCTTGCCCTCTGCTCTGGGGTTCTTACCCTGCTTGGGTCTCGATCGTGCTGCGCTTTTTTTACTTCGTATTTGCAGGCCTTACAGTTTTTGTCCGTACTTTTTTGATAAAAATCCGCAGAGTCTGGCCAGTTCTCGCCACATCGACCGCACGTTTTTACATCAACCCAAGCCATTCCCGAACCCCACCTACGGAAGATATTCTACCGTGATCCAGTTGCTTCCCCACTGCGCGCCCGTTAATGCATTTCGGTAGTATCTCTTGCCGTTTATGTAATACGTTTCTCGCCCCATCTCGGCCCACGCCTCTGGGCTTAAGTCTACCAAAGGACGAATCTTTTTGCCATCAGAAACCACGTATCCACTACACTCGCATGAATCAGCAACCCAGACAACAACACGAATACCTGTCTCCAGGGATGTGATTCTAAGTTTGTGAGCCGGAACCGTGTGGTGTCTTGGAATTTGCTTCGCAATGATGCTTCGCAAATATGGCCCAAGCGCTGCATAAAGATTTTCTGTTGTTGAGGTCCATTTCCTTCGATACTGAATCCATCCGCCCATATTAACAGCGCGACACTTCCATTGCGGGTTTTTTGCACATGACTTTTTTGTCTCAACGAGATATCCATTTCTGCCGGGCTTACCTTTTCTGCTAAGCGAATACCACGCCTGGACGTTACCAGCATAAAAAGCGTCATAAGTTGTCGCGTATCCAGTAACTGATTCAGAAAAAATCCACTCAAGTGGCTCCGAACATTCCGGCAGTTGCCTATCTACCCCAGCGCATTCTGCCTTCGTAATCTGAAAATTAATTGGCTGTTTTGGCTCGACCAAAATCGTCGTCGGGAGAGCCAGCGACGCAATGACGATTGCGGAAACTACAAGGCGCAAAAGCCTTAGCTGCAAATCCCGATACCACGACGAGTCATCTCCTCGTCAACAAGTGCGATGCCACCCATCGCGCTGGCAATGTAGCGAAGGCGATCTTTTTCGCTTCGATCCTCAAGATACGCTACCCAGCTAAACATTAGCGATCTTCTTTCTGCTGCGCGAATCAGATCGCTGTCGCTCATTTTTGAGAAATCTTTTCTAGGCTTATGCCTATGCTTTGCCACGCTTTTCCTCCTCTTCGTAAAAAGCAAGCCAAACGCAAAGCGCCATTGCTTTGCACTGTGCGGCAATGCCTTGCTTTTGATTGTATTCATCAGGGTTTACTTCTAACACATCACAAAGCGCCTGAAGAAATTCTTTATGCCAAATGCCATACGAAACAACTGGCTCTGACTGATGTGGGCGGACCAACTGGTCAACAAAACTTTTTGGCCACCCACCGTCAATGTAGAACGATGGGTCAACAACTTCTCGCCAGTTGTCACCGACGGTTAGTTGCGCCTTGGTCTCACGCATAATTTGCAGTGCTTCCGACCTAGTCATGATGCGAGTATAGCAGAAATCGTGGCGCCGCCGACAGGAATCGAACCTGCGACTAACTGCTTAGAAGGCAGCTGCTCTATCCACTGAGCTACGGCGGCGAAGATTACCGCTTCCCCTTGCTCACCAGTTCGTATGCCGCACTGCCAATCAAGAAGTGACTTACGCCCAACTCTTTTGCAATGCGGCCAATGGGCTTTTTATTTTTTGCTGCGGATTCAACCGCTCGCAAAAGATTCTCATCAACCTTCTTTGACTTAAATGTTTGTCGGTTGCGATTACTTCCGTAAGACTCCACCTCTGAGCGAACGTACATGATCCGCGGACGCCCACCGTTAGGTCCTTGGCCGGCGTTAAACTTCTGCCACCCATAGCGTCGAGCGGCCTGTACTGCCGCAGAATACGAGACTCCAAGAATCTCTGCCGCTTCGGAAATCGAAACGTGCTCTGTCTTCATTTTCTCCTTCTTTCCCCAAGTCATCTTCGCTTGGACAACCACTATACGCGACCCACAATGAGGCTGTCAAGTTGGCGATCAAAGTAAGACATCACTCAAAATGCGTCAACGGGGGAAAAAGGGTAGGGATAAAGGGGGAAATAGGATTACGAAGGTATCTTAAGAACATGAGGTATGAAATACCGAATGTTCTTGAGATACCGTAGTAATCGGGTACAGTATCCCGAGAGTTCCTGAGGTACGTAGTACCGAAGGAACTAGAGGGATAGCTGTACCCGGAAGTTAACGGTATTTCTAAGAGTACATAATACTTAAGTACCGTTATACCTAAGAACCATATTGTTCCTGTTACCTGAGAACAATAGAGAGGATTGTACAGGTGGAAATTGACTTGTCAAGTCCAGACACACAAACTGCCGAGCAGTCGCCTGAAGATATTATATTAACTTGCGCAAATTGTGGAAAAAAGATGGAAGAGCGAAAATGCAAGTTGATTTGCGAGTGCGGCTATTACGCGTCGTGTTCTGACTACTATTAAATTTGCGGCAAAGGGAGAAATGTTGTAGGCTATCCACAAGCAGGTAAATACCCCTGCAAAAAGTGGAGGAGCAATGAATCAAGGGCAAGGCGTTGTTGACCAAATTATTGTTCAACAAGTTTTAATGCATCGAGCGCCAGCGGGTGTTTCAAGTATTTCTGGAGCTTGTCGCGCACTTGCGTCAGATTACGGAATTACTCCGGAAACTATGCGGACGTATGCCCACAAGGGTGTTCCTGGGAAGTCAAAAATTGCAAGAAGGATCTTGATGGAATTTTCCGAAGTTGAAGCAAGTCAACATTCCGCCGTCGTTAAAGTTTCTGCGAGCAAAGAAAACCTTATAAAATCAATTGAAGAAATTACGCAAGCGTTTGAATCCTCAGCAGAAACGCTTCGCGCATTGAAAAAAACCGTTGCAGAAGAAATTGGAGTTTCAAAGTGATTATTGACGATCTTATCCCACTTGCCACGCCCATTGAAGGGCTAAAGCCATGGGGGAAAAACCCACGGCGGGGAAACGTTGACGCCATTGCGCGCTCGCTTGCAAAGTTTGGACAGCGACGACCAATTGTTGTTCGCAAAAGCACAAACGAAGTTATTGCGGGAAACCACACGCTTCAGGCAGCGCAGCAACTTGGCTGGAAGCAAATTGCCGTAGTTTGGGTGCAGGACGACGACCAAACTGCGACCGCCTTTGCTCTTGCTGACAACCGCACGCAAGACCTTGGTTTCTACGACGAAGATTTGCTTGAAGAGTTGATTAACAGCATTAACGAGCAGGACTTGTTCCTAGCAACTGGGTATTCCGAAGAAGAGCCAGAGTTAGATTTTTCTAGCGGCACACAGACCGCAACCGTTCCGCAAATTCCGCAAATTTCTGACCCAAACGCAATGCGAACGGAATTTGTCGAGGGCCTTGACGGGAGCATTTCTCAGCGACCAGCGCCACCGCTTGACCCCAATATGGCAATGCTGGTAAAGATTGGTGGCATTGAGCTACGCCTTGCAAGGGAAGAGGCAGAACCGCTGGTTATGGCGTATCGCAGGTACGTTGAAAAGAAGGGAACATCAACGGGATTCTTCCTTTGGCTGGTTGAGGGGAAAGATATCCCCGAGTAAGGAAGTGGCCGCCGAGGGGAAAAGGAGGAAACCCCAAGGCGGCCAGGGCCAAAGACCCTACCGGCATAGGCCGGTTGGTCAATAATGCCAGATTGTTTTTATTTTTGCCATAAATTTACTTTTTCTGTGTTATGCTTTTTTTATGGCAGGTAAGACAGCGGTCAAGAAGCAATCCGGCCCACCCTCAAAGGTGGCGATGTCTTCGCGCGTCTGTAATGAGTGCGGCTCCCGCCTGATGAGCAATGCCATTTTCTGCTACAAGGAGATTGCCTTTAGTGGGGCGTCGGCATCAGCCAGAATGCGCTATACTTGCAAGGAACATGCAAAGAGAACAGAAGCAGGAAGAAAGTAACCCAAGAAACCAGCGGTGTGGCGTTTGCCATATGCGCAAAAGTTCTTGCATTAACGTTGGTTACGACGATGGGAGCGGATGGGGAAACCGCATGGTTTGCTCTGAATGCTTCCCAATGATTTTCAAAAAGGGGAAGAAAGATGGATCAGGTATTACTAGGTAAAATCATCATTGGTTGGCTGTTTTTGCTGACCATATTCCACGCTACAATGTTTGTTCAGGTTTATAGGCGGTCAAATGAGCCGGGTGGAGGGCTTGCTGTTACCGTTGCTGGGGCCGTTTTCTTTGGCAGCCTGTTGGCGATGCTTTGGATTGCGCGGAACAACGTATGACCAAAGAAGAAAAAACTTTTCAAGAAACGTTTAGGGAAATTTATGGTGAGGCGTTTGCCCTGCTTGTTGAAAGACAGGCAAAGTATGGCAATCTCAACATTGAGCAGCTAGGATTGTATGGGGTTCTTAGCAGGGTTGCCAACGACAAGATGTCTCGAGTCATGAAGAGTTTGAATGGCAAGATTGTCGACGGAAAAGTCCTGCTTGACCCAATAAAAGAGGAGCATGTTGACGAGGTTCTGGAAGACGCTCTTCTTGACATTGCCAACTACGCCCTCATTGCCATTGCTTTAAAGCGTGGCGTCTGGGGCAAGGAATTTGACAAAAAAGACACAAGGCTGGTGAAGTAATGAGCAAGAAAGATCGCTACGAAGTTATTCATATTGGCCTTCATGGGGCTGAGTGGATTGCTGTTGTTTGGGACCGCAGAGATAAGCGGGTTGTTGGAAGCGCCGTTAGCAAGAGCCTGGACGAGGTTGTCTCTGCCGTTGTGGACCTTATTGCTGCTTTGTAGATGTATTCGCAAAATAACGAAGAAGAGGTAATTCTTAGAGTTTTTGAGGGACAGATTGGGTCCTTTCTAGACATTGGCGCATACGATGGCGTGTCGCTAAGCAATACTCGAGCCCTTGCCGAGCGCGGTTGGTCGGGTGCGTTAATTGAAGGCTCTTCGTTTTCTTTTCAAAAGCTTTTTTCTCTTTATGGGGGAAATAAAAAGTTTACTCTGATTAACGCAATGCTTGACCCCTTTGGAAAAAACGCTGGGAAAATTGTTAAAATGTGGGAGGCGCCCAATTGCGCCGTCACAACCATAAGCCCACAAAACTTTGAAAAATGGCAAAACGACGTTGTAATGCACAGCGATGGTGGGGCTAAGTTTTCTGAGATATTTGTTGCCCCAACGCCGTTTGCTGCAATTCTTGACTTTTTTAAGAGTCAAGACCTCAAGTTTGATTTTGTATCAATTGACATTGAGGGCGGGTCTGCTGACGTTGCAATGCTTTATGAACCGGACGAATTTGGCACATCTCTTCTTTGCGTAGAGCACGATGACAGGGACAGTGAAATCGTGGCCAGGTATGCAAAACTTGGCTTTGTTCTCATCTTAAAAAACGATGAAAATATCATCTTGTCAAGGGGTTCGCAGCAGGGCTGACCCTAGAAAAACACAGGGTCCTTGCTACCATTTGCCAATGGACGAGTTTGAAAGGTACCTTGCTTGGTCAAAGCCCAGCCGCGATGCAGTGGGCGACTTTTACGCGTCCTCCCTCAAAGTTTTTACCAAGAAGTTCTTTGGGCAAAGCGAAGAAGAGCAGGCCAGTGAAATTGTTGCTCACATCTTTCGGGTACTGAGCGGCATTATTTCTGTTTACGGAGTTGAGGGAGAACAGGATAATATTGCCGTAAAATGTCAGCCCCCCAGGGAGACTGGTGGGATTTGGACGTTTGATGTACGATTCTCAATTAATGGAAGAAACTCACAGGTCTTAGCGGCAGCTAGGGATATCAAAGAAATTGCTGAAAGTCTAAATAAGGAGATCAATGTCATCCTCAGATCAAACCCAGAAATTAGCCGCTAAGCGCATTGTCGCAAGGCTGTCCGGGGCAATCTCTGCCGCCTTTACAGAGCACTCTGGGGATAAGTTCCCAGGCAAAGTAGACTCAGTTTCCCGGCTTTCATACGTGCTTGGTCTCCGCAGAGCCCTTGAGATCGTTATGGAGGAAATTGACCCAAGCGATTACCCCCCAAAAAAGAAGTGATTCTGGCTAGTTTCCTTGAATATTTGCAAGATTATAAGGGCAGTTTTATGGGGAAAAACAAGCATTGCTGCTTAATTGACAAATATGCTGCCACAGTTGTATCATCCACGCAGATACATAAACGTATCACCTAGAAGGAGGTTTGAGCGTGAATCAGAGCAAGAAGACTAGGAAGCAGTTGGTGCTAGAGGTCTTAGAGAAAAACCTCAATGTATGGATTGACGGGAGCGTGCTGATGCAGCCAGACTGCGGCGGTGGCCGCTTTGGCGCAAGAATTGAGGAGTTGCGCAAAGATGGCCACACGGTAGAGGCCCGTCCGCACCCAGATCCAAAGCGCGACATCTGGCAATACAGAATTTGCGATAAGGCATCTCCAGCTGGGTTTTGGGAGTGTTCTAGGTGCGGGACGAGATCGCAAGACAAGCCGGGGGGCAACTTGCGGGCAAGCGTTGTTGAGACGATGATTATGGCTGCTTGCTGGAAATGCAAAAAGCAGTCGGTTATTTGGCAGTTTCGGAAGATCTAGCGTTTAGCGGAAGTAAAGTAGAAGCCCACAGTCCCAACGTCAGCAGCATAGACAAGAGCGTCAACAAGGTCGTCATGCTCGCTGTTTGGGAATGACATCATTTCTGACTCAAGCTGCCTGATCCCAGGGCCATTTTTAAGGTGAAATACCTTGCCGGCCTCGTACCTGGCGGCAAGCGATCTAGAGCGGAAAACCTTGTCTCTTTCAGGGCGTACTGCCCGAGCCGGAAGTCTGGTTTCATTGACAAGTTCCCGGACAAAAGTGGATTGGTACTGAACGGCCTCAATGTTTACCTCGGTAAACTTCCTTGGCTCATCCCCCCAGGTGTCCCTTTGGCCTCGCAGGCCAACAAACTTTGCTGGCCAAAGCAGTTTTGGACTTGACGCATCGTCAATGATTGACCCATCTCGCTCTACTCCAGTTAGCCACTTTTGATGCCCTTGCTGAATTCTGGTCCGATAGGCGCCAACCACGTATAGGTTGTGATCGTCGTCTTCCACCACCTCAACGGCAGCTGTGTAGTCCGAACGCTCTTTCTCGGAGGCTGCAAGGTCAACTCCAATTCTTCTTGCCCCTGGTGGAATTTGATCAACATACTGAAAGAACTCATAGCGGAAGATATTGCCACCCATGGAGGTAACGTCGTTTTGATATTGAAGGTTAAAGATTGGCGTTCCAAGCTCTTCCCGTTTTCGTTCAAGGTCTTCAACCGTGTACATGTCTGGCCATAGCGGGCCGGAATCCTCAATTGATCTCCGGAGATACGTAGGAATGCCCTTGCTGGTCAATTCGGCATAGAAATCGTCTTCATGCCAACGCGTGCCGATATACCACCTTGTTGCACCGGGAACAAGCATTGGATCGATGACCTGCCAATACGTTTCACTTGCTTTCTGACGCTGGGTGGGGGTGGCATTTTCCTTAAGCCCAACAATGTCGTCTGCGATCAGCAAGTCAAGGCGCGGGCCCGGCTTAATAGAGGTTAGTCCGTCAGCAAAGCAAGTGGCATCTTTACCAAGGTTTACGCCCTTGATGGTCCAAACCTCGTCGGTCCATTTTCCGCCCGCAACGCCACCCCTTGCCCACGGGAACACTTCTGCAAATTTTGCAGATTCGACAATGGTCTTGATAGCCCTAGATCGCGCAAGGGCGTCAGAAAGAACAGATGTAACAATACCAATACGAATTTTGCCTTCCGTCACGCCAACAAGGCGAGCGGCGCGATGAATTAATTGCGTGGTTTTTGCGTGACCGCGCGGCATAAGCACTAAGGCCCTTGGGTTGCCGGTGAGAAAATTCTCCATCTCTCGAAGATGGCGAGGAAAGACTAGCCCGCTGACATATTCAGCAAACGCCGCGTCATCAGAAGCGGCACGGTCCCGAAGCCATGAGCGATACTGCTCGTTAGTCGGCGGCGGCGGTATCTTCGATTTGCTTTGCTTCTTCGTGCTCTGCAATCTTTGATGCCTCCTCTAGCTGCTTTGACCATATTGCCAGCCGACCAGAAAGCTCGCTGGCAGTCAGAGTATCAATTTCATGCGGTGTTTTAGAAATCTCAATTGCCCCGCCGTCAACCCCGCTGACCTCTTGGCGAACTGGGGCATAGGCTCCGGTAAGCTTTGCAACTTTATCTAATATTTCAATTTGCACTTTTAAATATTGAATCTCCATGGCGGAACCGCGGGCCTTTGAGGCACCCACCGCAGCCTGCTGCCCAATCATGCGAGCCCTCTGCACCAGTTCCGCCCGCGTAAGGATCTGGTCCGGCTGATCTTCTGCCCACTTTTTGCGAATAGCCCGAATGTGCTCTCGGACCGTGTGGACTGAAAGGTCGGTTGCTTTGGAAATCTGTGCGGTAGGCACGCCATTAAGGAGCAGTTGCGTAATCTGCTCTCGCAATGCGTCAATCTGTGCTTGTGGCTTTCGCCCCGGCTTACCCATACTTGTATATTACACTATACCCAACGTAAAACCACACAGCATTGACTTTGCTGCAAATCTGAAGGACAATCCGGCTATGCCTGCAAGTATTTATGACATTATCTGCGAACAGGGTGCAACGCTTGTCCGGGTGGTTACGTATAAGGATTCTGCTGGTAATCCGGTAAACCTCTCTACGTACACAGCCCGAATGAAGGTGCGCTCTTCTCGGGGCGCCCCAGGAGCGCAGCTTGCGCTGACTACTGGTGGCTCTGGAATTGTTTTGCAATCTAACGGAGAGATTGAAATTACTGTTCCCGCAGCAACTACCGCAATTATTCCTGCGGGAAAGTATCGCTACGATTTGGAAATTATGTCGTCTAGTGGAATTGTTACAAGAGTTATTGAGGGAGAATTTACCGTTAGCGGCGAGGTCACTCGGTGACAGACGACTATAATGTAATTATTACCGACCCAGATGGCAACATTGTTGTTCAAGATACTGCGTTAAATGTAACCACAACGTCGCTAATTTCTCTTGTTGGCGGATCAACCTATGTTCACACTCAATCCTTCCCCTCCGCAACATGGACAATTAGTCACAATCTTGGCCGAAGACCAAGCGTAACAGTTGTGGATTCCGCAGGTAGCGTGGTTATTGGAGAAGTGACTTATTTGAGCGATAATAGCCTTCGAGTTGAGTTTTCGGCTGGCTTTAGTGGCCAAGCATATTTGAATTAGGAGATAAAATGGCAGTAAAATTTCTAGCTGGTATTGACCTTCAGAAAAATGAGCTGCTAAATGCTGCTATTCAAAATCTGCCAACTGCTCCGCCAAGTCCAGTTCAGGGGCAAATTTATTACGACACTGCTGCTGACGCCATTAAGGTTTGGGACGGAGCTGCCTGGCAAACTCTTGCCACTGGTGGCGGAACAGTTACTTCCGTTGGCGCATCCAGTCCGCTTGCGTCGACCGGCGGCAGCACCCCAACAATTAGTATTCAGGACGGCACAACCATTCAGAAGGGCGCGGTTCAGCTTGAGGACTCAACAAGCAGCACCTCAACAAGCAAGGCTGCAACGCCAAATAGCGTCAAGACTGCTTATGATACGGCTGCTGCCAAAGCAAACCCATCAGACGTTACGTACATTGGTACGACTAGCGTTGCCCTTAATCGATCATCTGCAAATCTTGCCCTTACCGGAATTACCAGCGTCACCATGCCGGGCTCCACTTCTGGTAGTGCGCAAATTATCCCGTCAGCGGTTGCCGGAACTGGCACCGTTATTACACTTCCGGCAACAACCGGCACAGTTGCTTTAACAAGCAATAAGATTTCAGATTTTGCCTCAAGCACATCTTCTGAGCTTGCGGGAAAAATCTCTGACGAGACTGGTACTGGCGCGCTCGTCTTTGCCAATACGCCAACACTTGTAACGCCAATTCTTGGAACGCCACAAAGCGCCACGCTAACAAACGCAACTGGGCTTCCAATTAGCACAGGTGTCTCTGGTCTTGGAACTGGCGTTGCGACGTTCCTTGCAACTCCATCTTCAGCAAACCTCATCAGCGCAATTACCGATGAGACCGGAACCGGTGCGTTGGTATTTGCTAACACCCCAACGCTCGTCACGCCAAACATTGGCGTAGCAACTGGTACAAGCCTGGTGCTTTCTGGTGATTTGACGGTCAACGGAACCACAACAACAATTAACTCGACAACTATTACGGTCGACGACAAGAACATTGAACTCGGCTCTGTTGCAAGTCCAACAGATGCCGGTGCTGATGGTGGCGGTATCACCCTCAAGGGCACCACGGACAAGACGATCAACTGGGTTGATGCGACCGACGCATGGACCTCATCGGAACACGTTAATCTCCTTGCCGGCAAGGCGTATTACATTAACGGAGCCTTAGTTCTTAGCGGCACAACTCTTGGCAGCGGAGTTACTGGCTCCAGCCTAACGTCGGTTGGAACTATTGGTACTGGCGTTTGGCAGGGAACAGCCGTTGGCATCTCTTACGGTGGTACTGGGGCAACCAGCGCTAGCGCAGCACGAACGGCCCTTGGGCTTGCTATTGGCACTGATGTCCAGGCTTATAACAGCACACTCGCGGCGGTTGCTGGCGGAACGTACAGCGGTGATGACAGCATAACGACTGTTGGCACAATTTCTGCTGGCACATGGAACGGCACAGACATTGCCGTAGCCGACGGCGGAACTGGCGCAAGCACGGCCGCAGGGGCAAAGACCAACCTTGGATTTATGACCCGCTACAGCACGTCCGCAACCTGGACGGCCGGGGAGGCTAAGACGGTCACTCACTCACTTAATACCAAGGATGTTGTGGTATCGCTATACGACTCTACTGACAACCTGGTTTTTGCCGATGTTGTAACCGCCACTGTTAACACTTTGACAGTCACAATTAGTGCGGCGGGGACGTATCGAGTCGTCGTTATCGGGTAAGATACGCCTATGACTAAGTTCGTAGGCAACAACATTGGGCTTCCAACCCTGGCGACAGCGCCATCATCCCCTGCTGCCGGGGATACCTACTACAACACGACCTTTAACAAGCCATATACCTATAACGGTACGGTTTGGGTTGACCTCACTGAAACAGGCACCGTAGATGGTGCAATTGGCTACTGGGGCTCATTCTGGTCAACGCAAAGCCAGACCGCCGCATCTGCCAACACCGAATACCTGCTTACTTTTAACAATACTGATGCTGATTCAAGCGGCGTCTCCATTGCCTCGTCTAACCGACTTACCTTTGCCAACGCTGGCGTGTACAGCATTATTTTCTCCGTGCAGTGGGTTAATACCTCAAGCAGCATCTATGACGCAAATATTTGGCTAAAGAAAAATGGCTCAAACATTGCAGATTCAGATAGCAAGTGGAGCGTTGTTAGCTCGCACGGCGGGACTAATGGGCACGCAATTGGTGCGGTCAACTTTGTTTTGAAGGTCAACGCAGGGGATTACATTCAACTTGCGTGGCAAGTAACAAATACCGCAGTATCTATTGAATATATTGCCGCAGCATCTCCTGCCCCAGCAATCCCAAGCGTGATCCTTACCGCAACGCAGGTCATGCATCAGCAAGTTGGTCCTGGCGTAGCCGCTGGCGGAACAACTGGTCAGGTTCTTACGAAGAACAGCGGAACAGACTATGACACATCATGGACAACGGTATCCTCTGGATCTGGCGACATTACGGATGTCGTTGCTGGCTCTGGTCTAACTGGCGGTGCCACATCTGGCTCCGCCACACTCAACGTGGGGGCGGGCACGGGCATTACCGTCAATGCCGATGATGTGGCAATTGACCCTACCGTTGTTGCAACTCTTAGCGGAACGCAGACGCTTACAAACAAGACGCTAACCAGTCCAATCCTAACCACTCCAAATCTTGGAACTCCATCCGCAGTCAACCTTAGCAACGCTACAAGCCTTGCTGATTCTGCTCTTGCAGCAACGGGAACGGCAGGAACGTATACCAAGGTCACAACGGACTCTAAGGGTCGCGTATCTTCTGGAACTACGCTATCCGCTTCTGATATTCCAACGCTTACCGCAAGCAAGATTAGCGACTTTGACACGCAGGTAAGGACATCTAAGGTCACTGACCTTACTGCACCAACCTCATCATTCTCAATGAACAGCCAGAAGATTGTATCTGTTCTTGACCCAACATTAGCACAAGATGCCGCTACTAAAGCTTATGTAGACAACGTGACCTCTGGCATTAACACCCACGCCCCAGTTGTTGCTGCATCAACAGCAAATATCTCTGGAACATATACCAACGGCACATCAGATCAAAGCGGCGGAACTGGAATTGGCGCAACATTTACTGCATCTGCAAACGGGGCAATTTCCCTTGACTCTGTGTCGCCAACAATCGGCCAGCGGGTCCTTATAAAGAATCAGACAGATCAAAAGCAAAACGGCGTCTATACGGTCACTACAGTAGGAACTGCTGGCACACCATTTGTCCTAACCCGTGCCACAGACTCAGACAACAGCACGGCGAATCAAGTGCGTGCTGGAGACTTTGTCTACGTCAACAGTGACCCAGCAACAACCTCAAATGGCGGACAAGGTTGGGTAATGAATACCGTTGGAACTGGCACTGGCGGAACGATTGTAATTGGCACAAACAATCTTAACTGGGTGCAGTTCACTGGGGTATCTGATACTACTGCCGGCGGAGGTTTAACTCGATCAGGTAACATTATTGCCGTCGGAGCCGGAACTGGAATTACGGTTAATGCAAATGATGTTGCAGTTAATACTTTAGTAGTTCCTACAATCTCTGGATCAAATACCGTTACGCTCACCACCAGCGGAACAACTGCGCTTACGCTTCCAACTTCAGGAACAGTTGCAACTACATCAAATAATCTTGGCGCATTTTCTACCTCAACATCTGCTGCAATTGGTGTAGGAACCATTGAGCTTGGCGCAGCAAGCGATACAACGATTGCGCGAGCTTCTGCTGGGGTTATTTCCGTAGAGGGAATTACCATTCCTAGGCTGTATAGCGCGGCGCTCACTGGGACGGGAACGTCATTCACCGTCCCCCACGGACTTGGCGCAGTCTGGGTAACTGTCATGGTTTACGATGTGACCACAGGTAAATACATCATTCCAGACCACACGATTAACTTGTCATCTGGAACCCCGACAGGAACCGTCACCATTACCTTCCCTGCTTCCGTCACCGGGAGCAACTACAGGGTTGTTATCACGGGGTAAGGAGGTAACGTGCCAGACATTCCAACATCAGCACAGTTGCCTAAATACTCGTCAGCACCATCTAGTCCTGCGGCTGGTGATATTTATTTTGACATTACTGATAACGAGCTAAAAGTGTATGTCGCTATTGGCGGAGTGTCCTCATGGTTTAACCTGGGACAAAAAACTATTGTTCAAGCATATACGCCAGGATCATATACATGGACACGTCCAGAAAATGTAAAACAACTTGATTTTATTTTTATACGAGGGTCCGGTGGCGGGGGGGCCAGTGGAAATCTTAACTCCACTAACGTCACAACATCATCTACCGCGGGTAATGGAGGCGGTGGCTCTGCCAACTTAATGTTTTATACAAATATATATATTGGCGATATCTCAAGCTTGTCAATTGCAGTTGGGGCTGGTGGCGCTGGCGGCGCTGCACGAACATTCTCTAAGGCAGCGACGGGGACGGCCACATCTTCTCAAATCGGAAATCCTGGGTCGGCTGGCGGCACTACAGCGCTAGGTTCGTTAATAAGTATTGATGGCGGAGCTGGTGGCGGCGTGGGCGGATCAATGAATACTGCTGGATCTGGTGGCGGAGCTGGGGCTATTACCAATAGCATGCTGCGGTATAGCACTGTTTCGGGGGCCAGCGGTGGAAATGGTGGAGCAAGTACCGCAGCAGGAACCGCTGGCGGTGCTTCAAGCATACAGCTTTCAAACTTTTTGTATTATAACCAAACAACCGTTACTGCCACTGCTGGAGGTGCCCCATCGGGCACTGGTGGATCTACGGCAACTGGAACGGCAGGCGCAGCCGCAGGCGCTGGAAATTCCGTTTTAGGTGGCGGTGGTGGCGGTGGTGGTGGAATCGCTGGGGCATCTGGCGCAACGGCACGCGCAGGGGGGGCAGGAGGAGCAGGTGGTGGAGGTGCTGCTGGTTCATGTCTGCATATTCATGTTGCGTCAACGCTTACGGTCTCTCGTGCCGCCGGGTCAGGATCTGCTGGTGTGCAGGGCGGCGGAGGCGGAGCAGGTGGATCAATCTCTCTTACAAGCGGCAGCACAGCAAACTACAACGCCTCTACGCTAACGCTAACATCTGGTGCAGGCGGCGCTGGTGGCGACGGCCTTATTATTATTGCGTATCAGGGATAGTTATGCCACAAATACTTACTAGTACCAATTTGCCAAATTACTCATCAGATCCATCTTCCCCAAATGAGGGTGAAATATATTTCAATACCGCAACTAACTCTGTTCGCATTTATGTTAACTCGACAGCCCTTAGCGCATCTAGATGGGTTGACCTTTCTGGATATCAAGTTCAATCATTTTCTGCTGGATCAACTACATGGACCCGCCCAAGCAATGTAAGTTATTTGAAATTTGTTTTTGTTGCAGGAGCTGGTGGTGGCGGTCAAAATGGTGAACTATTTACAACGCGAGGTGTAACTGGATCTGTCGTTAGCGCAAATGGCGCAAGCGGCGGAGGTTCAGGCGCGTGGGTTTACGCCGAAAATGTATATATTGGAAATCAATCAACAATTTCTGTTTTTGTACCTACTGGAGGATCTGGGGCAACTGCAAAAACGTTTACTAAATCTGCTGGCTCAACAACGGTAAGCACACAAGGATATGGGCAAGCCAGTCTTTCTGGTTCAACAACAACGTTTGGCTCTTATATTTCAGCAGCAAGCGGAGTAGACTACCTTGGCGGCCAGACATCAACATCTACTATCTATGGTTTTTTAAATAGCGCTGGTAATGATGGCGGAGGTGCCGGCGGGACAATAAGCTATAATCCTGGAGATCCAGGAAGTGGCTCGGCCTTTCGTGATGCGTTGCCTCCGCAAAGCGGTTTCTCGCCAACGGCCGGAAGTGCAACAGTAACTTCTGGTTCTTCAACCGGAATCGTTACCATGGTCGGAACAAGTGTTGCTGGCGGAAATGTCTCTGCTTCGGCAAGTGCCAGTGGAGCGCGAACGGCAAGCGGCGGCGGGACAGGAATATCTTCAATATCAACTGCTGGGGTTGGAAGTGGTGGGCAGCCTGGTCAAGGTGGCGGAAATGGAGGGGGTTCTGCTGGGTCTGGAGCGGCAATGGGCATTAGTGCGTCGGCGGCAACAAGCGGTGTTTCTGTTAGCATTACATCAGGAAAAGGGGCAGATGGAAAGCCAGGATGTGGCGGGGGGGCTTCTGGGTCAGTTGCACTCGTTGCCCCAGCCGCGCAATATGATGGATTAACAATTAGCGCAACAGTGCCAGCAGGCGGGAATGGGGGCGATGGAATTGTTTACATTGCGTATGTGGCGTAATCATGCCTAAAATTACAACAAAACTTACGCTTCCAAAATATGCAACCGCACCATCGAGTCCCGTTGCTGGAGATATGTTTCTTAATACCACAACGGATACTATTGATGTGCATGACGGAACTAACTGGCTTTCGTTAAATAGCAAACTGACCATTGTTACATACACCGCTGGCTCATACACATGGACGCGACCAGAAACGGTTGAGGTTATTGATACCGTCGTTGGACTTGGGGCTGGTGGCGGCGGTGGTGCCGGGTTACTTCGGGTTAACACTGTAACAGGCTTTAATAATGGCGCCGGCGGTGGCGGCTCTGGGAGCGTTGGATTAATTCGTGGATTATATGTTGGAAATATTTCAACAATAAGCATTTTTGTTGCAACTGGCGGCTCTGGGGGGATTGCGGCAACCTATGCAAAAGCCTCTGGCGTTGTTGGAGATACTTCGTTGGTGACCCCAGCAACTCCAGCAAACCCATCGGCAACCACCTTTGGTTCATATCTTAACCTTGGTGCCGGGACACCTGGGTTGTCTTCTAGTACGCGGGGAGTTGGCGCATTTACAAGAAGCTCAACCGTTTATGGAGCAGTACTTTCTAATGGATCTACAGGCGGAACAGGGGCTGCTGGTGCCGCTGTTAACGGAGGCAGTGACGGCGGAGCGTCACCGCTTGCCTCATATTCATCTTTCAACGGTTTAACTGCCGCCTCTGGAAATCCTGGCTCCGCATTGACAAATAGCTCAAGTGGAATTTCAACAACCGTATATACTATTCCCGGGACTGGCTTGGCTACTGGTTCTGGTGGGTCCTCTGCAATCGGGGGCGGCGGGGGCGGAGCAAGTGGGGGCTCTGGTAGCACCGGTCGCGGCCCTTCTGGCTCAGGCGGGTCCGGCGGCGGCGGTGGTGCTGGTGGAAGCATTGGATTTGCTAGTATTACCGCAGCATCTGGTGTGACACTAAGCGCTTCCGCTGGCAATGGCGGTGCAGCTGCCGCTGCTGGCGCTGGTGGTGGTGGTGGTGGAACAATTTACGCAATGTTTTCTAGCGCTGCTACATACCAGGCGGCAACAGTAAATATTAGTTCTGGCGCTGGCGGGGCAGGTGGCGATGGCCTTATAATCATTGCATATCAAGGATAGGAGAGAAGCATGGCACGATACGCTTTTGCGGACGCAAATAACGTCTGCAAGCAGATTATTGTTGGAGATCTAACTGAAGAGCAGTTAGCAGTTTTTGACAGAGACTACGCTATCCTGTTTCAATCAACCGCTCGGTATGAGATTGGTGCGGAAGACCCGGTGCAGATTGGCTGGGAGCTAATAGATGGTGTATTTATAAATCCAAACGCAACAAATGAGGAGATTTGATATGGAAGAAAGACAAATAACAATTGACGATCTGCTAAGAAAAATTGGCGCAATGACAATTCAGTTAGAAATTGCGCAAGCAACGATTGAGTCGCTTAAAAATGAACTGGAAAAAACCCGCTCTCTTAACGAACAAAAAGCAGACAAGAAAACCGTTGATAAGTAGTTGTACACAACTTATAGTGTGGGTGTAAAACCAACCCTACACCATAGGTTGAGGTATGACTGCGAACAACATCAACCAGATCCTTGATCGACTAGACAAGATTGACGAAGAAATCTCCGCAATGCGTGTGGAGATGGCAGAAACACGCGGGGCATATCGCCTGGCAAAGTTTGTTATTGGCATTCTTGGCCTGACTGGAATTAGCGGCCTTATGGCGTGGCTATCGGGGCAGGGAAAATGAGCACAAAACTTATTGCAATTCTTGCAACCATTTGGCTCATTGCCGCCACGTTTGCCTATAGCGTTATTGCCTCGCCTGCTTTTGGGTCGCAAAACAATTACGTAGACCGCACGCAAGATTTTTGGATTACTGTTCCAGAGCAAAGTCTTTTACACATCTGGACTGATTTGTGCGACAACACCAATAGTGGTTGGTGTGGTGGAATTGTTGATTCCATGCTTTGGCTATATGACAGCAATGGCAACCTGGTTGCGGCCAATGACGATTCCTACACCGACCATACTGGTGGCTATTCTTTGGCCTCAACAATTCGCGTTTCTGTCCCAGCGGGAAATTATCGCATTCGAGCTGGAGTTTGCTGCGGTGACCCTGCTGCTGACAGGTTTTACGGCAATCATTACTACATGATTAGCAACTTTGAAGCCGAATTGGCACCAGGTACGCCATCGGCTACGTGGACGCCAACCCCGCCACCAACTCCAACACCGGAGCCGACCCCGACATTAACGCCGGAGCCTACGCCAACGCCAGTGCCAGATCCATACCTCAACGCGCCAACTGGTTTGATGGTCACTGTTTACAACGATGGCAATGTCTATCTTACGTGGAATGCTCCAGAGGAAAGTGGAACCAGCATTGAACGGTACGGGGTCTTCTGGACCACTGGAGATCTTGTGGGCTGGGGTGCCGCTTCTGGCGAAACCAATATGGGCATTGAAAACAGCGTCTTTGTTATTAACGGCGGCGTTGATCAAACCTATACATTCTGGGTCAGGGCTGACAATGACACGCTAGGCGTTTACTCGCCCGTTTCAGCGGCTGTTTCGGTGTTTGTTCCGGCCCCGCCGCCGCCAACTCCAAGCCCCACTCCGGAACCTACCCCAGAGCCTACCCCAGAGCCCACCCCCGAGCCAACCCCTACTCCGACCCCAGAGCCACCAAGTCCAAGCCCTAGCGTGGCTCCTACGCCTACGCCAGAGCCTTCTGTAATCCCATCGCCGGTGCCAACGCCGACGCCAACCCCGGAGGTAACCAATGCGCCAACGCCAGACCCGACTGCCACACCCGAGCCGTCGCCCGAGCCAACGGCCACCCCTACGGACTCTCCTGCCCCTTCTGTTGATCCCAGCCCTGTACCTACTGACACACCTGGACCAATTGATCCGGGCGCTGCCGTAGGAGCAGTTACGGAGGCGGTTGGCGAGGCCGTAGCCGCAGTCGGCGAGGCGGTTAGTGCCGCTATTGACGCCGTTGCAAATCTCGGTAACGACATTACTGAAAAAGAGCGCGAAGAAGCAAGAACTGTTGTTGGACCGGCGGTCATCATGACCACGATTGCTCAGGCTGCCGCATCCGCGGCGGCTGCAAGATCGGGTGGAGGCGGTGGTTGGTCTGGTGGTGGCGGTGATGGACCAAAGAAGCGCCCGGGAGGCGGGCGTGGTAAGGGTCCAGGCCGTCGCGCAGCCGCACGAGCAGCAGCAAGGAACGCAGCAAAGCCATCGCCGGCCAAGGCGCAAGATAGCAAGCCCATCAAGGGTGGGCAGAGGAGAAATCTGAAGTGAGCAAGTGGAAGAGCATTCTTATTCAAGCAGTTAACGATGTGGTTGGTCAATCTTGGACAATATTTGGTCTCCTTGTTGGCTGGATCGTCCTGCCAGACGGCGAGACCAGAGACTTCATTGGGACAACCCTTGCGGTCTTGACGCTTGCGTGGGCAATCACCATGCCGCTGCGCGTCTCTGCCGAAGAAGAGTAATTAAGAACTTTTTCTTTAACGTTATGGTATGCTCCCTGTATGGAGCAAGTTACCAAGCGTGGAAGACCCAAAACCGACCCATTGGTTCGGTTTCTTAATCATGTCTCTAAGGCCGGGAACGGCTGCTGGGAATGGGCTGGCGCAAAAGACCCATCTGGCTATGGGGCGTTTAAGGACCAGCATGGCAAGAAGATCAACGCCCACAAGTGGCACTATGAGCACGTCAATGGCCCTATCCCCAAGGGCCTTCAGGTGGACCACTTGTGTAGAAATCGCAAATGCGTTAACCTTGAGCACCTCGAGGTCGTAACCCCGAGAATGAACACCCGCAGGGGTGATGCTGGGAAGCTTCGGGCAACCCATTGCAGACACGGCCACGAATATACGTGGGAAAACACGTATTGGCGAAGGAATGGCGATCGAGAGTGCCGAACTTGTAAGTATTACGGCGGCAGGCTTGACCCAGCAATTAGGGGGCTAAACCAAAGATAGCCTCGGAAAAGGAGAAAAAGTGAGCGAGGTAGCAAGGGAGACAAAGTTCTGGAAGAGCCTAGCCCCAAGCGGGCCATGGAGGGAATTCCAGTACCTAACCGAGACAAAATGCAAGGGTAAAAGCCTTGGCGATTTTGTTGATTTCTGGTCCGCTGAGCTGGGGTATAGCAAGTCCTCTGTGTGGTCTTGGCTTCGGGGGGAGCGATCTATTCCGGCAAACGCCCTCCAAAAGGCAGGTATTAAAGTTGACATTCAGGCTAAGTCCGTAAAGATTGTCTCGTCTGAATCGAACAGCGGTCTTTTGGCCCGACAGTCAGCAATTGACATGATGTGCAACGGGTGCACGCTTGGTGACAGATTTTGTCGGATTAGCGACTGCCCGCTTCGGCCATTTAGCCCAAAACCACTTCACCCAAAGGCAAACCCTATGGGCTGGAACAGAGTTGACGCTGAGTAGTAGAATCGATACACCTTGCCCCTAGGGTCAGATAGCGTATTATCCTCTTTGTGAAGGGAATCTATGAGTCGCTCTTTAGTAAACTTGGCGGGGATGCAACCTTGCAGACCTCGCTCAGCGGTACTGCTGGCGACAAGAAGATCTACCCGATCACCGCAACAGTCCGGACTGCCTTGCCAGCGATAAAGATTTCGGTGGAGAGCGGAACGTCTGATGCTGGATTTGGGATTAATCGCCCAGAAGTGGAAATTATGGTGGTTTCGGCTACCGGATCTCCGCAACTGAGCGAGATCTCAAACCGCGTTGACGCTCTAATCAATACCAAAAACTTTCTTGGGTCGGGTATAACCGTTCATTTCGTTAAGAAAGTCGCCGAACGAGATGAATACGACGAGGCGACATTGGAGTATCGAAGGCGCCTTCGATACAAATTGATAGTAGTTTGAGGAGTATATAGCATGCTAACTCTAGGATCGGGTACCCTTTCAGTGGCCCCATGGGTTGCTGGTGCTGACCCAGCAAATATTGCGGCCACGTATTCAACGATTTACACCATTGGTGAAGTCGGTGGCGATGTTGAGCTGAACATTGAGTTCCAGGAGGCCGAATTCCGCGGCCAGTCAAACTTTGTGATCGCCCGCGGTTACTACGGTGGCAACGTCACCGCAGCTGCCCGCTCGGTCGAGCTGAACTTTGAAAACCTTGCTCGCTTCTTCACCGTTGCAAAGTCAACGGTAAGCGCTGGCAGCGGCAACAGCAACATCATTTCCGCGACGCACAACGTGTTCACCGCAGAGTATGATGACAAGCCAACCGCAATGTATGTGCGCTTTGTGCACAAGCGAACCGACGACCCAGATAAGAAGGTTGTTGTTCACCTCTGGAAGGCGTTCTCAACCGCTCTGAACTTCCCGTTCATGCGTGAGGACATCTCGACGACCGACATTGACTTCAATGCCATCGTCGACACGACCCTTGCCGGAAGCCTGGATGCAATCATCCGCGTCGAAATCGAAGGCTAATTTAGCCTTGGGCCAGTGAGCCCACAGAACCCCCGAGGCTTGTCCTCGGGGGTTTTCTGCTTTATAAATACATGTGGCGCTGGTTGCGCTATGATATCCACGCGGCGACTTGCCGTGATTGGAATGTAGGGAGATAGAAGGAAAAAATGGCAAATCTAGTGGAAATTAGCCCTAAGAAGGCGCTTAACCTCAATGACCTGGCGGACCTTGAGGAGAAGTACGGGTCGGTTGACAAGATCGACTTTAACAAGTTCAACGTGCTCCGATATGTGCTCTGGCTTGCGATCAAGCGCAATGAGCCAGAAGTGACCGAGCGCGAAGTGGGCGATCGATTCGACATTAAGAGCATGCAGGATACCGTCACGAAGGTTCTTCGCGACAGCGGACTTTTGCCTGAAGAGCCCGAGGAGGGCGAGCAGGTGGGAAAAGCAGTAAATCCGGCGTAAGTTGGTCAGATATTGATTGGGGAGTAATTATGGGGTCATATGCAGACGCCTTTGGATATACGCCAACGGACTTCATGCATATGACCCTTCCCCAGATCGCCTCTTTCGGGCGCTACATGGAAGAGCGCGATAAGAAGACCAAGTCTTCTTCAACGCACTCAAAAACCGGCGCAGGAAAGAAGATCCTTGATGCACCGGATAAGCAGTCATCTATCGAAGCATTGGTCATGCAGTTTGGCAGCCCAGAGGCAAAGCAGAAGCTTCTGAATGAGCGCATTGATGCGCTCCGCAAGCGATCTGAGGAAAAGAAGTAAATGGCCGAAGATCAGGTTAAACTTTCAGAAATCCTTGAAGACATACGTGGCGCCTTTTATGGCGAAATTCTTGATGATCCTAAAACCGGTAATCTTCCGGCAGCTTCAATTAACAAAATTGTTTCTGCCCTTATGTCGGAAGCTGGTCTTACGGGAAACTCAAAAAGCACAGCAACGGCAGCTCTTGAGTTTCTTGAGGGCAGAAAAAGTTTAACAATTGGCGGGAAGCCATTTAATTCCCAAAAACAGGAATCGGTTCGTCGGCAGGTTCTTGAAAATAACGAAGGGGCAATTGACGCCCTTCAAAAGAAAACTCTTAGTGTCTCTCAGGTAAGGGCAGCAAGTCAGCAGGCACTTCTTGATCGATATCTTTCAAGACTTGCATCCCTTGGTATTGACGCAAAGCGAGTTGATCTAGTAAAGGCTATCAAGGAAAGCGGAGACCTTCGCGGCGTTCTTAAAAAGGCAATTGCAAAAGACGAAAAGGGAATGCTTACCAAGCATGAATACGAAATTGCCGAAAACGACTTTATTGAAACATTTGTTGCCTCACAGCTAAGATCAAAGCTTAGCCCGCCAAAGCCAAGAAAATACGCAAGTAAGCAAGCCAAGTCCAGCGGAACTGTGTCTCCGGCGTATCTTAAAGCCGATGCAGAATCTAAAGCAGTTAACAGCATCCTTGGTGAGCTTGGGTTTGCGACTTCCGGAAATATTGCTGGCGGCATTACTCGGGGTGTTGCGCTAAAGATCCGATCGATTTCGATGTCAGACCCAGAAACTGCCTCAATGCTTTTGAGCATGTTGACATACGACTCAAGGGGAAAGCCTAGAAGCTCAAAGGATATTGCTGGCTTCAAGAGCGACTGGGTAAAGGTTGTTAATGCAGTTTCAAGAACTAGCGTTGGCTCTGTTGAGGAAAGAATCACCGAGGCTCTTATTGAGCTTGGTGACTCCGCAAAGAGATGGGCAGCAACCAAAAACCTTCCATTTGTTCCTGTTTTTAATAAGAAGGGCGCCGTCGACATTGAGGCAACGCTTGCCGGATATAGGGAGGGATCAAAAGAATACAAGGCGCTATATAAGCTTGCCTCTACGCTTACCCTTCCGCAAGCCGAAGAAGCAGTTTCTAAGGTCAAGACCAAGAGGAGCACGCGCGCTGCTGCTGATGCGGAGAGATCCCGCAGGAAACTTGAAAGGCTTCAGAAGCAGTCAGACAAAAGACAAGCAGAGGCAGATCGTGCCAGTAGCGTCTCCGCGGCAGTTTCTTCAGCAAAAAGAATTAGAAAATCCCTGGGCATAACTGGTTCGAAGACACCGCAACAGTTTTTGGCAACTCAGGAAGCAAGGCTTAGGGAAATTAAAGCAAGTCTTTCCAGGGCAGTAGGAAAAGACAATGCAATATCTGATCTAAAAGAAAGACAAGCCCTTGCCGATGAGGCGGCTGAGATTGGTAAAACAATTGAAAAACTTGTCACTCTTTCTGGTGTATTTTCAGGGGTAAGGCTCAAGCCTGGAGAGAGGCAGACCGCAAGAGATCTTGGCGTAAAGATTTCAGCAAAAAAACTTGAATCATTGGGCAATCTTATTACCGTTGCATCTGATCCGTTTAGCACTTCGTTAACTCTTTCTGACCAAGAGCAAATTAAGGTAACAAAAAGAATTCAAACAGTTCTTAGTGCTGCTGGTATTAAGCTAAGTCAGCAAGAGGCGGAACTGATTCTTGGAAGTGGTTCAGTTATGGCGATCGACGAAGCCGCCGCTGCAAGGATATTTACGGCGGCAAAGGATTCCGCCAAGGACATTAGGGCCGCTCTTGATCAAGTCAAAACAGAACTTGGTATTGGCACTTCATCAAGAGAAAAAGCCGTAACGAAAGCTCAGGATTTAGCGCTTACAAAAATTCTTAAAGACGCAAAATCAAAAAATAGTCCCCTTAATCAGTACCAGGAATTTGCGCAGAGGTACATTAAAGCGGCCCAGGAAGAATATGCTTCTTTGGACCCTAGTGATGAGGCTGGAAGGCTTAGGCTTACGGCTCAATTCACCAGGTCGCTCTATGAGCTTGTCAGGGGTGAGCGTCGACTTCTTTCCTCAATTTTTGGCCATAGTATTTCTCCAGAAAAGCATCAAGAATTAACGAAATTTGGCGGTGACCTTGTTAGGGTTGTTGCAGAGACTGGCCCAAATCTTTATGTGTCGGTAAATAAAAGTAAAACCGGAGGACTTGCCGGGGATAGCGCAAGGTCTTCTGGGATGTCTGCTAGCGGAATGCTTGCGCTTGGTCTTCTTGCTAAAGACCCAAGAATCCTTAAGGGGACAAGCTACCAGGCGATTAGAGACGCTGCTGAAAGCATTCTTCCTGGCTATAGGGATATTGCGGCTGTTGTTTCTGGAAAAGCAACTATTTCTAAAGGCAAAATTGTTACTGCTGAAGAAGTTGCAAGAAAGAGATCTGAGGCAAAATCAACAAAAGACAAAGAAGCTCTTGAAACGATTAGGAAAATCCTTGCCGGAGACAAAGCTGCATTTACTGATCCAAAAGAAATGCTTAAGCTTGTTTCATACATTTCAAGCGCAAGGGGCGGAAAGCTAACTGCTACTAACTTTATTCAGTCGCTTCTTCAAAAGGCATCTGACCAAGGAAAGCTTGGAGCATCTGCTGGCGACCTATCTAAGCTTGCCGGCCTGTTTAAGATGGGGGCGGACGGATCAATTGCTGGTCCCGGTCCAAAAGCGCTCATGGGTGCCGGCGGAGTCGGCCTAGTTCAACTTGCAGACAGCCTCAGAAAGGTTCTAGATCCAAAGGGCGGAGACGTATCAGACGTCGGCAAGGCCCTTGGCGCAACTATTACAAAGTCCTTCCTCGAAGGTGGAGACCTCTTTAAAAAGGTTGCGACTAAGAATCTAGAAAAAACGCTTACAGATGCTGCAACTGAAACCGCAGCAAAGCTTGAAAAATCTCAAGCAGCAAGAACGAAGAGAGAAGAGCGAGCGGCTGCTGGTCCAAGGGTAAGAACAACTCGAGCAAAGCTTGGCGAGCTGACAAAAAATGAAACCGGCGCTTTTGTAGACAGCAAGGGGCTTCCACTCGGATTTAAGGACAGAGGATTTAAGGCTCAGGGTATTCCGCCTGCCGGCGCTGGGGCCCTGGCAAGCTACCTTGTTAAGCAGGGGCTCATTGAGAAGCCAGAAGACCTTGTTATGTCTAAGGGCGGCAGGGGGGCAAAGCCGCTTATTGATCTTTCTGCGTCTAAGTTTGTAAGCGAGACCGCCAAGGAAATTGCTGGCATCGTTCAGGACGTTCGCGCAAAGGCAATGAAGATTGACTCGGCCACGGGAGGAAAGCTTGCCAATGCGGCAGCGGGATCACTTGCCGATCTTGTCAAAGGCAAGGGGTTTGAGAGCGGGGCAGCCGGGAAGAAGGCAAGAGAAACGTTTAACGCAGCAGTTGACGCTGCAATGCAAGACGCTACCGTCAAGCGATCGTTCACAAAAGGCGGCGTAAAGCAGGAGCAGACAGCTCCGGAATTCCTTAAGAGCCTACAGGATCAGGCGGCGGAAAAGGGCAAGGTGCTTACGCCTCGTGCGGCAAGGGCAAAATTCCTTAAGACATTTAAGGGCGATGCGGCAACCGCTGTTGCCTCCAGGCTTGGCGTTGACGTTGGGGCTGGAGCCGATGCGGGCAGCGCCATCCTCGGAAAGCTTACGCAACAGCAACAAAGCGCGGCAAATGCCAAGGCTGCGGCAAAAGTAATTGCCGACCTCAGAAAGCAGGTACTAGCCCGACAGGCAAAACTTGGTCGACTTGCCCAGGGCCCAGAAATGACCAGAAGAAGCAGGGAGCAGTACGCACAGGCAATTCCATTCCAACAGAGAATGACCGCCTATGACCGGGCAGGGCTTCGTGGCGCTCCAGCTGTTGCAGCAGGTGGGTCTGCCCCCTCTGCGGCCATTGGCGGCCATGGGATGCAGTTTGTTCCTGGAGCTACTATTGCCATTCCACAGGTAGACATTGGCCCGCTTAAGGAACTTGCCTCGCAGATGGCAGAGGTTGGAAAGGTTCTTGCACTTATCCCAAAGGCAACTATACCGAAGACAATGTCTGGCTCCGTAAAAGAAATTGCCAGCCTGATGCAGGTGCTGGCAACGGTCAAGTCGCCACCATCAGGAACAAATATCTCTAGTTTTAAGAAGCTTATTCAAGACCTAAATTCTCTTACTTCATCATTTGGCGGCAAGGCTCCAAACGCAACCAACATTGGAAACGTTGTTAATGCCATGAAGGCAGTAAACAAGATACTTGACGCACTCTCAAACATTGGAACAAAGACTCCTGCCAAGACCCTTCTTGAGAACATGCAAGAATTCAAGAAGTCGCTTTCCTTTATTCCAAAGATGTTTAGCACGCTTGGGAATATGGACTTTGCCGCCATCAGCAATATTGGCGCAACGATTGCCTCGACTAAGTTCCCAAGCCAGCAGCGACTAGCGGGTATTAATGAAGCCCTGCTAATGATCAAGCAGATCTTGGAGACCGCCAATGGCATGAAGGGCGGCAGAATGCCAACCATTACTGGCGGAGGAAATGTTGGCGGCGGCGGGGTATTAGGCAGGATAAGGGGTCGAGTTTACGCGCGGCAAGAAGCGCTTGCCCAAAAGATTCAGGGGCCTGGATTTGGCCGATACGGTAGAAGCGACAGGTTTGGGGCAAGGTCTATCGATGCGGCTCGCGCAATCCCGCTTTCCAGAAGATTGGACTACTACGATCAGATTCGCGCCGGAGCGGCTGGCGGTGGTGGTCAGCGTCCTCCGCGAGAGCGACCAGTTCGGTCAGGCGGTGGTGGCAATAGATTTGGTGGCGGAAGACAGATTGCCCCAGCTGGGCAGTTTGGAATGCCACGTCAAGTTGGCGGCCCAATGGGTCCAGAGATTTCTGCCAATGGAGTAAGACAGTTCTCCAATGACGCAATGGGCATACTTGGTAATCTTGCGCAGCAAATCAGGTTCGGTTTTACGCAAGAAGTTACAAGAGAGATTGCTCAGTCGTTTGGTCGAATACTTGCGCACCTTAAAGACGGCATTGTTAAGTTTAACTCAGTTCTTGAGACCGCAACAGTTGCCTTCCAAACGCTCTTTGAGAATGAGCAAAAAGCACAGGGAATGGAAGTTAATTTCAAGAAAGCAAAAGAAGAGGCCGAGGGGCTTGTTGAGCAACTCAAGAAGTTTGCTAACGTAACGCCATTCCGATTCCCACAACTTGCCGAATCGGCAAGAAGAATGCGCGCGTTTGGATTTGAGACAAAAGAAATTCTTCCAAACATGCAGGCAATTGGTGACGCAGTTGCGGCGCTCGGTGGTGAAGACGACAAGATCTTTAGAATTACATACGCTCTTGGTCAAATGCGCCAAGCGGGACGCGTCTACCAAAACGACATGATGCAGCTGGCAAACGCCGGTATTGCTGGTTATGACATTCTCTCAAAGGCACTCCTTCAAGACTTTGTCAAGCTTGGGCAGCTAAGCCTTAGCTACAACGGCACAATTATTGACAAGACAACCATTCAAACAGAAGAAGGCTATAACAAGCTTGTTGCGGCAGTAAACGCAGCAACAAACGATGCAACAAGGGGCCAGGTAAAGATTGTTAAATCAACAAGCTCTGAAATTGCCAATATTTTTGATAGGGTCTCAAAAGATCCAATTGAGGCAATCCGTGACCTAACGCAAAGCGGACAGATTGCCGGTGGTGCCGCATCTAGCGCAATTATTGAGGGACTTGGGCAGGAATACGGCGGCGGCATGAGAAAGCTGTCGAAGACGTTTGAGGGAGCGTTCTCAACGCTTTCTGACGTCACCCAGGCGTTCGTGGCGGATATTACAAGACCAGTGTTCGAGTCTATTAGAAATGAAATGATTGATCTTGGAACATTCCTTCAGTCAATGTTTGTTTCTAACATTGTCAAAAATGTGGCAAAAGGGTTTAGCAAGATTGTCGGTCCGGTTCAGGAAGTAATTGGATCTCTCTACAGTGCAATTACCTCAGTTGTAACTGGCCTTGTAAAGCTTTTTGGCGAAGTCAGTGGTGCATTTAGTTTAATGGATAATGTCACTACAAAATTTGTTGGAGGATTTAAGCAGGTTACCTATACATTTAGCAAGGCAAAAGGCGCAGGGCAGGAGTTTATTACAAGAATCGGTGGCGGTCTAAAGATTATTGCTGATTTGATGCAATTCCCACTTGCCAAGGGAATTGCTGGAGCAATTGTTGGATTTAAGCTTCTCAGTGCGGCGTGGAACATGAATCCAATGCTGCTAACAATGACAGCAATTACAGTTGGGCTAACGTACTTAAGAGACTTCCTATCAAGCGATATCGGAAAGCCATTTGCCGCCTCTCTTTCTGGGGCAGCCGCATCGTTGAGCGCGCTTGCTAGAAACTTTAAGCAGCAAATATTGCCAGTGCTTGAAAAGATCATGATTGGCATTGGTGGCGATTTTGTCGTTGGGCTGGTTGCATCTATCACTTTAATGATACCAATACTTAAGCAGATTCTAGTTTTGTTCAACTCGATCCTAGAGGTCATGAATGCAGTCCCATTCCTTCCGCAGGTAATGGGTCTTCTCCTTGGTCTTTCTTTGCTAAGAAAGATGACTGCGCCATTTGGGAAAATGATTATGGGCGTGCCAGCAGGTATGGATGTTCGTGGAAACCCAATTCCGGCTACTAAGGGTCTTCTTGGCACGCTTGAATCAACAGTAAGAACTATCACCGCAAAATTGCTTCCAAGAACAACACTTATTAATCGCGCCCCAACTGAGGCACTGCAAAGACTTACCCCTCAGGTTCCGGCCGGAACGCTTGGGCCACTTGGCAGGCCATCTGGCTTTGGTGCCGTGGCCGGCGGTATTGAGAAGGTTCTTGTTCAACCAGCGCAAAAGAAGATGCTTTCAAGCCAAATGCTCAAGCAACTTCTTGGCAGCGGAACCATTAATCAAACTGAATACGAAGCGGCGATGGCGGCAAGAAGGGCTGCTGCGGAGGCTGCGGCCAGAGCAGGAACTGGCCCTGGTGGAATCAGTGGACTTCGTGAGCTTGCAAGAACTGGTGGCGGAACCAAGGCAGCTCTGAAAGCTCTTGGTGGCTCGTTTGCCGACCCAACACTTAATACAACTGTAAGAATTAACTCCCTGGTCGAGGCAATTAAGGGGATGTTTAAGGCATTTAGAAATCTAAACCTTGTTATTGGAAGCATCAACAAGGTAAAGATTGCTGGAAATGCTATTGGCAATATATTTAAATCTATTGGTCTTGCTGCAAAGTCAATTCCAAAAGCAGCACTAAGCGGAATCAATCGACTTATGAAGTCGTTTGTTCTTGCGGCAGCTTTGAAGTTTAATTCCTCTGTCTTTAGCCTTGTTCCAAAAGTATTTGTGCCGTTTATGGACACAGTCAAAACCATGGGGCCAAGGGGGACTGGTGGCGATCTTATTGGCTCGGTAAGAAGAGCCGCATCTGCGGGGGTAAGCAGGGCGGGAAGGCTTTCTCTTGCTGGGGCTCAGGTTCCATTCGCGATGCCAAGAAGCGGCGTAACTGGCGGCCCGCTTGGATATCTAGTCAGAGCAATTCGCGGCCTTCGGCCGAATAGGCTTCCGTTTGAGGCGCCAGGTGGCGTGGCGACATCAATTGCCCAGAGAATCAGACCGCAAGCACTTGGCGGCTCTCCATCGATGTACGGGGTATCTATCTTCAAGGTAATTCAGGAAAGAATTAAGTATCTGACCATGAAGGTCAGCGACACGGCTGGACTATACGCTGCAAGAATAACAACAACGTTTGAGAGATCGTTCATGGCGTTCCACAGGATGATGATTCGCCTTGCCGGAG